TAATAAATAGTTATAATATTTATATTTATTATCTTAATCGTGATATTTTATATTAAATTGCCAGAGTTTAGGTAATTTAAAGACAGATTTTAATAAATTAAATAGCATAAAAATCAATGCTGGCAGCATAGTAAAAGAAGCAAAATCAGGTCAAAATTCATTTGTGTTATTCACCTTGGAAGAAATCAAAAAAATATTTAATTCACAAAATGTCACTGCTAATCATATTGCTATATCAATATGTAATGGTGACGGAAATGCTTTTCCTTTTCACTTAGAATCTGTAACTGTAGTAAATAATAATTGGTATGTAGTTTTTAAAGATATACTAAAAATTAATATGAATTGTAGAGTTCAATATGTAATATTTTATTGGGGGAAATAATTATGTAGTAACGTATTCACCACTCATAACAATTGTATATTTACCTGTTCCACCTTGATTTACAATATAACCATTTGAATCGCTATAGCACGGGACATAACTACCAGTGCCTTTAAATGCCGAAAAAGCATGACAAGTTGTTTGTTTCATAGGATATTTATCAATTTTAACTTTCCATGCTCCATCATTAGAATTTGCTATTGTAACTCGCATTACAAAATAAACAAGTTTTCCTATCTTATAAACTTCCATGTAAAACCCATTATTTTGTAAAGCAATTGAACCAGAAAAACTTACATAATTACCTGGTGTAGTCGCAATATAATAATCAATACCTAAATTATCAACATTAGTTTTTAAACCACTTAAACTCTGGCAATATATTATAACTAAAAATTTTAGGGTACGTAGATTAATTTCTACATACCCTATTTTTTTTACGATTTTTCCTCTTCTATTATTTGATATTCAGATTCATTAATGATAACTTTGTTTCCATCTAATATTCTTTGAATCTGTTCTTGTGAAGCAACACCATATAAGCAATTCCAGAAATGTCTCTCATGTTGTCGGATATTATTGATCAAATATATCATACATTCTCCTTACTAAAAGCATTATTTAAAACAATGTTACCATTTTTATTTATTGTATCTGTATAATGATTTGTGTATATCTCAATTGTTGTCTGTAGATTTTTATGTCCCAACCTCTCCTTAATATACATAAAACTAGCTCCATTTTCATATAGAATTGTTCCATGAGTATGTCTTAAACTATGTGTATCATACTGAGGAAAGTGCAACTGTTTATGAATTATAGAGGACGTATGTTGTGTCGTTCTTGCACTAATATATGAGCCATCTTCTCGTCTACAAATAAAATCAACTTCATAAGGTGACTTTTCTTGAGATACTTTATTCATTGGTAATATGTCATCAGTTTTGGCATATGTCATTTCATTTTCACAATAATAATGATTATAGTATTCGTCAAAATATGCTCTTGCTTTTAGCTGTTTGTCGTGTTCTTTTTTCAGAGCTTCTAGTATTACATCGTCAAGTTCTATTGTTCTAAAAGAATTATATTTAGGCTTAGAAAAGTACCAATATCCATTAGATTTAGATGTGCCATTAGTTCTTTTCTTCTCTTCTTCTGATCTTGCTTCGCCTGCTTCCCATTGAACTTGTCTATTAACTGAGAGTGTTTTATTCTCAAAATCAATATCTTTCCATACGAGTCCATATATCTCTCCCAAGCGTAATCCTGTATGATAACCAATCATAATAGGGATATAAGCTGACGAGCCTTCTGGGAATCTTTCAAATATTTTTTGCATAACATCTTGAGGAATATATACGTGTTTCTTACTTCTCGTAGTTTTCTTTGGTTGTTTCTTTGTTGGAACTACTAAATTTATTGCAGGTGTTGATACGATATAATGCCTGTCTAAAGCATAAGTAAATGATTTTGTTAATAATCCTTTAACTGAGTTTACTGTATTGATCGAGTAGCCTTCATCGTACATTTTGGTAATGAAGTCTTGCAGAGTATCTTTGGTGATAGTTTTTAGCTTATATGAACCGATTTCAGGTTTGATATATAATCTAATCTTCTTTTCATATCCTACAAGCGTGGAAGATTTACAAGTGAGTTTGCAGTCTTTCTCTAACCACATATCTAGGAAATCAGCATATGACATATCTGAAGGTTCAACAACTTGTCCCACATGTTCATATGCTTGCTGTGCTATCTTACCAGCTTCTCTAGCTTCTCTTTTTGTAGCAAAGCCTGATTTAGTTTTTCTCTTACGCTTGCCATCTACAGATGCAATCTCAAATGCATATTCATATACAGTTTTACCAGATTTAAGTGTTCTAGGTTTTATAAATAATTCGCCCATATTGCTCTCCTTTCAATAAAAGTAATATGTACGACTACATAATAACACCTAAAGTCTACAATGTCTACACGAATCTGAAGTCTACAAGAAAAAATTCTGTAGACTTCTCGTAGACTTTTGCCTAGGATTATCACGTAGACTTAGTAGACATAAAAAAAGAGAGCCTTCGGATTTCTCCAAAAACTCTCCAAAAAGCCTATAAAATCAAGCTTTCTATTTAGAATTTGCCCTCATCAGCAGCCTGCTGAACAGAAACGGCAACTGCTACTGTAGCACCAACCATTGGGTTATTACCCATTCCGATAACATTTGTTTTCCTGTGTTATATTATGATTTAATATGTCGTATAATGCTGATAAATAAAGGTTTTACACGAAATGGTCTGTGATGATTTGTGATTTTTTATTCCTTATTATTTTTATATATTATTTTCTCGAATGTAGACTTTTTGTAGACTTTTGGGCGTGTTATAAATGTCTACAAAACAAAATAGGAATGATATATTTATTATACCATTCCTACCTATTATTATGCAATATTTAATTCTTTTATATGGTCGAGGTCGGATAAATCCATACCCTCATACTTCTTCGTGAATTCATCAAGAGTCTCTTTTCTTATTTTAAGACTACCCAATTTAAGTGCAGGGAGCAATCCTTTGTTGATAAGGTCGTATACAAGATGGATACTTACTCCTAATGTAGCCGATGCTTCTTTTACTGTATACAGCATTTTATCTTCTTTATTCATAATCACGCCTTTCCAGTTGAGTCTATGTATTACACGATTATAATTTTTGTCTATATCTATATACCACAGTCTGTGGATATCCCATTTTTACAATATCTGTAGGTTTAATACTTTGATTAAGTAGATTAATAATTTCTTCTTTCTGCTTAATGCTTTGAGATTTATTTTTCTGTATTTTTATTGGGAAATTGTAAAACTTTGTCAGATGTTTCCATGATTTTTTTCGTTTTATATTAGATATAGTAGATTTGTCAACATTGTATTTATTCGCTATTTGTTGTAAAGTAAATTGTTTTTGCATGATTAATTCGCATATTTCAATTACTTGTATTTCTGTAAGTATGGCTTCGTGGTTATTTTCGCCAATACCTCTATTTTTTCTTATACTTGAATTAACTTTGCGCTCAATCCATCTTAAATTTTTATAATAATTATTTATTCTATTTCCATCAATATGATCTACTGTTGGATCTTTCATATATATTGGTGCATTTTCTACATATGTATTAATTACCAATTGATGTATATAATATGTTTTTCTTTCATTGTTATTTGTACATAATGAAATTGAAAAATAGCCATCCTTATCGCATTTAGGTTTTAAAATCTTATTAGAATATGTCGAATACACTTCACCAATTTCAGAAATATAGTAATAATTTTTAATATTGTTTAAATTAATTATTTTAAATCCATTCGGTATTGCCAATTATTTTACCCCTGTAGAACCAAATGAACCACGATCCACTTCGTCTAAATGTTCTACCTCATCAAACTCAATCTCTGGCTGAATCTTATTGATGCGGAACTGACACACTCTATCATTCTTGTGAATAATTGTATCTTCCATTGCAATTACAGGGTAGAGCCACTGATCGTTATCTCCAATATACGAGTTATCAATTACTGCAAAAGAATTTGTCTGCAATACCTTGAAATTCTTATATGTACTGCTACGTGGTACAATATTGGCTTCATATCCGTCTGGTAGTTTCATTCCAACTCCTAATGGGATCAGACGAAATTCACCTTTCTTCAGATGTATAGTTTCGGCAGAACGAAGGTCAATCCAGTCACCTTTGCTTATTTTCTCGACCTTATCTATCTCTTTATCAAAATATTTAATCTGTATCTTCTCCATGTTATTTTCTCTCCTATCTTTCTTCTGATGCTTTATTGATAAAATTATTAAGACTTAAAGTTGTCTGTATCTCGCTCTCTTCTGTCCTCTTCATTACGTGCAGCTACACGTAATGCCATAATTATCATACCAACAAATCCACCAACAATAAAACTTATTACGCTTACCGCTACCATAGTTAATCTCCTCCTTAATTACAATATAAAACTATTTTGTTCTGAGTCAAACTTTGCTTAACATCAATGACTCTTTGGTTCTTTGAACCTCTGAATTTCAATGTGAGATCTTTCTGCTCATCTATATATTCTCCGTCTACAAGAATATCTACATTTGAAATTATCTCCCATCGTGTAATTGCAGAATGCTTCCAAAACCATTTCTTTGATTCCATAAATACATCTTTTATTTGTTCAAATTTATATCCCGTATACAACCAAATAGTTTTCTCAGGAAAGGAAGTACGGATTTCTTTAATTAGAGACAAGACTTCATCGAGGTTTTGTTCCGCTAAAGGTTCGCCCCCTAGAACAGAAATTCGATTAATATATGGTCTATTAATAAGCTTTATAAATTTATTTTTTGTTTCTTCTGTCCATTCTTTACCACCATTAAAATCCCAAGTGTCAGAATTAAAACAGTTAAAACAATGTCTGTCACACCCTTGAACGAAGAGGGAGACTCCAACTCCCTCACCGTTAGAAATATCAAGGCTACGTATACTCGCATACCTCATATTTAATCCTCCGTATATTCCATGTCATCCAAATGATAAACACGATCATGAATATCACCATACCTGCCCTGATTACCACCATTTTTTGCAGTACCAATATAACCACAAACTCTAAATGCTATATCCATCGTTGTATTGTCAGTATTCCCACAGCTAGGACATTTCCATTTAAGTCTATTATTTTCATCTGATACAAGAGGAATATCACCATCAAAGCCACATTTTTCACAATAACAACTCTTTGTGTTAATCTCTGCATACATGATGTTGTTATAAATAAACTTAATAACTTCTAATATAGCAGGAATATTATGACTCATACTTGGTACTTCAATATATGAAATTGCTCCTCCTGGACTTAATTTCTGGAATTTTGATTCGATTCTTAACTTTTCAAATGCCGTGATATGTTCAAAGACAGGTATATGATATGAATTAGTAATATAATTTCTATCGAAACCATCTAATTTTTCAAAGATATCGCTACCAAAACGAGATTTTAGGCACTTTGCAAATTTGTAAGTTGTGCTTTCCAGCGGTGTTCCGTACAAACTATAATCAATGTTTTCAGCTTGTTTCCACTGATTGCATTTATCATTTAACGCCTGCATAACCTTTAATCCAAACTCTTCGCCAATTCCTTCATCCGAATGAGAGTGACCAGTCATAAATTTTACACATTCATATAAACCAGCATAACCAAGTGATATTGTAGAATAACCATCATAAAGAAGTCTGTCAATTTTCTCATGTTTCTTTAATCTAGCATATGCTCCATGTTGCCATAGAATAGGTGCTACATCAGAAGACGTACTAAGTAATCGCTCATGTCTTGCTCTTAATGCTTTATGGCATAATTCTGTTCTTTCTTCAAAGATTTCCCAAAACTTATCAAAATCTCCGTCAGATGAGAAAGCAATATCTGGAAGAGAAATCGTTACAACGCCCTGATTGAATCGTCCATAATATTTATGTTTATTCGGATCAAAGTTCTTTGCATTTGCAATATTTCCCACTTTATCTGTAAATCTATCTACGGTAAGGAAACTTCGGCAATTGTGGCTATAAATACCACTAACTTCAAAATGCTCACTAGATGTTGTCACATCATAACTATACATTTCTTTATGAATCGAATTAATCTTGATAACCTCTGATTCAATAGCATATCCTGATACATTTGATTCAATATAGTTATCACATTTCTTTTTGCATACAATGTAATTAATTAATTCATCAGTTGGGTAAAATTCAACCCTATATCTAATCAATTCTGGATTTTTCTTTGTGTAATGATTATGATAAATTTTAGCTGGGATTCCAATAGACTGTGCTAACGCCATTTGCTGAAGTGCTAATTCTTTATTAGTAGAGCCGATTTGAACAGTAGAAAAGTTATTTTCATTTTGATGTGAATTGATATATCCGTCTGCATCAATCATTCCTGCAAAAAAGGCAAGCTTCGCTTCATAATTCCATGAGAATACTTCATTTGGAATTTGTCTATTTACTTTATTGATACCGCCAAATTTTGATGTAAAATAATTTGTCACATATTGAATTCCACCGTTATTATCTGAAATTGCACATAAATCTTTGTATGTTCCTTTTTTACCACGCTCTTGTAGAATTGTTTTAACATTCAAACCGAAATACTTAGTAAATGTATTACTAAATTTTTCTTCAATTTCATCTTCTCCTGTTGCAGCAATAGATGCAAACACATGGTTATTTTGATAACATCCATCACATAACATAAATCCCAATAGCCATGCTTTATCAGTATTAAATAGAATTGATTCTTCATTATATTGATTTGAGTTGATTAAGATTTTGTCTCCAAGTTTCAATTCTGATGCGTGTACATTTCTACCATCTCTTAATGTTAATGGATGATCTGTTGTACATAATAATCTTCTACCATTAGAAAAGTCCACATCTAACCATTCACTTGATACATTACGAATAATTCTTTTTGTTTCAACAAATCCTTTTTCTGTATCATAAATCGTTACTTCTGATAAATCCATATATAGATTAGGATTAGCTTCGGAATACTGATGTTTGATTTCAAATGAATCAGACAACCTCCTCCACATTCTCTCAAATGATTCTACATATAAATTATTCTTAATCTTATATGTAACAAGTTCTTTTCCATCAACGCACCCCATGCATGTATAGACATCACCTTTTAATTCAAGCATCATTTTTTCAGAAATGTAGTCTGGTACAAGTCTCTTTGATGTACATTCGGCAGCTAGTTCTGTTAAATACCAATACTCCGAATCTTCAGTGATATTATCCTCTTCAAGTACATAAATTAATTTTGGAAAAGCTGGTGCAATATAAACACCGTCTTCGTTTTTTACGCCTTGAATTCTTTGTCGCAGCATTTCCTCAATTAATAATGCAAGGTCGTGTTTTTCTTGCTCATTTTTAGCTTCGTTCAAATACATAAAAATCGTAATAAATGGAGCTTGTCCATTTGTGGTCATAAGAGTGACCAACTGATATTGGATAGTTTGAACGCTTTTTTCAATTTCTTTTACAAGGCGTTTTTCTACGATTTCATAAATTGCTGTAGTCTGGTCTTCGTAAATTCCACCTTGCAAAATTGTAATCTCATCTTCCACTTCTTCTTTGATTTTCTTTCTTGATATATCTACAAATGGTGCAAGATGTGCAAGTGATATACTTTGTCCACCATACTGATTAGATGCAATCTGCGCAATTGCCTGTGTTGCTATATTACATGCCGTTGATAATGCATGTGGTGTTTCAATCAATGTCTCACTAATTACAGTATTATTTTGCAACATATCTTCAAGATTAACTAATCCGCAGTTATGCATATGCTGAATGAAATAATCGGCATCGTGAAAGTGCAAAATGCCATCATTGTGAGCTTGTATAATTTCAGGAGATAACAAATATCTTTTTGTCGCATCTGTACTTACAGAACCAGCAATATAATCTCTTTTAGTTGGATTTAACACTGGATTTTTATTAGCGTTTTCATCTTTCCAATATTCATCAAGATCTTCTACGAGCTTTTGAATTTCTTCGTCTGTAGTATTCTCATTATCCCTTTGGAATTCACGAATACTTCGATATCCCTCATATGCTTTTGCAGTAAGTCTCTGTTTTTTAGTAATCAACTTATCATATACCATTGATTCAATATCAGATATACTTACCTCGTTTTTATTTTTACATTCTTCTTCAATCTCATTTGCAATATCTTCAGCAATCTTAGGCTTAACAATTCCAGAACCATTCTTCATTGCTTTGAGAATTGCATTAGAAATTTTAGACTTATCAAAATCAACTTCTGAACAATCTCTCTTAATTATTTTCAAGTTTTATCTCCTTTCTAAATTACTGTTATGATTGTATAACCAAGTACACATGCTGCAATCGCTGTCACAGCTTTCCAATCAATCTCAAATTCTATACAATCTATAAAATTGAATTTCATTTATTCTCCTTTCTTTTCTCCATTCGTTTATCCAGTATAAAATCTGCATATCCACTATTTTCGTTACACGTATACTCAAAGTTACTCCAACTTTGATATTTACTTGCAGTAGCGGTCGACCTATAGCACTTATCTTTCATAGGACAATTATCACTACTGCACATTGATATATCTGGCATATATTTCACCTACCTTATTATATTTTTACCACTCATCTCATTACATATAAGAGCTTTATGTATACAACTGTCATCCATATTTGCATAAGTTTTTACACTTGTAATATGGTCGATTACGTATTCTCTGTCTCCAACGATGATAGTAATAAAATTATCTTCCATATCTTTTAGCTCTTTCATTAATTGACGAGTGGTAGTTATCCCACCACTATAAGCGATGGGACGTAAACCACTATAATTTATCTTAATCACCCCATTTCAATACTTCATTTACGACTTCTGAAAGTTTTTTTCCTTCATTGTTATAGATAATTCGATTTGCCAACATTTCTGCTCCACGAAAATCTACATTATCGGTTTTCATTCTTCTTTCAGCTTCTTCTTTATTATCACCACGTTTTAATAATCTCTTTTTAATTGTAATTTGATTAGCATATATGTATATAACTTTGGGATTTATACCCTTAGAAATAAGAGTATTTACACCATCAGGTGTTAGAATTGATATCATTTTAGATTCTTTTTCATAATCTTCCTTTGCTGTGCCGTAGTACCATAAGCCACTTGCAGAAAGATATTTTCTATATTCAAGGAAAAATCCATCATTTATTTTGTTGATAAATTCATCCTCTGAAATGAAATGATATGTTTGGTCTTGAATTTCACCATCTCTCATTGGGCGAGTTGTATAAGACACAAACTTCTCATAACCATGTTTATTTATTAATTCATTTGTAATAATGTCTTTGCCAGAACACGATTTACCCATTAACACCAGTAAACTCATGACTCAACCACCCAATTAACTATGTGACCGTCATTTATAATAACGTTCTTATTTTTAAATCTGTGAAGGTTTTCGCAATCTTCTAATGTTACCAAGTCAACATCAATTCCTAAATAAGTATCCATACTATCTGGAATAGGAATATCGTGCGCAAATTCCATTGAACAGTTCAACCTCCTTCTCATCATCACTGTTAATTCTTACAGTAACAGGATGTGTTGATATGCTAACCATACCCATAAATGACTTGGCATCTACTATCTGATGCTCATAACAGCCATCTACATCAGCAGAAATTTTACTTATTAATAAGTGGACGAACTCTTCCAAATCGGTTAAGCTGTCCATGTTTAAAGTGAATTCTTTTCTCATAAATTCTTCTGAACTCATTATTTCCTCCTTACTTGTATACCCTTATTTGTGCCACAGGACTATTCCATTCTTGACATACACTTGACATATCACCTGTTCTTTTAGCATTTATATCTAATGCTGATTTATCTACAACAAACTCGCTCAAGCAATCAGTCTCTTTGGTGATGATATTGCTTGAATCAGTATGTATATCAGCCTTTTCATCGGACATAATGCAAGGAATTATAATGCCATTTGCCAGAACTAAATCAAACTCATCACCAATCTCGCACCCAAAATACGAGCCAAGCGCCACACAATATCTATCTCCAACCATGCGAATACCATACTTACCAGTATAAGCAGATGTGTGTTGAAGTATATATTGAGAACTTTCTCTCTTTGTAATAGCTGTATAAGGCATCCATGTTTTGTGTGCTGCATATGGCACTTCAAATAGTTCAAACTCAGCTTCATAATCTTGAAGATAGTTTTTATTAATGTAATAAATCTTGTCATTCCAATATATTAAGTCCCATTCATTGTCGAATGAAGCTACACTAACTTGCTGATTCCAGAGCAACGTGGTTACAATCTCTGAATCAGTATTCGGTTTGGTTCTTACATTAACAGCAGTTGTAGTCCAATAAGGTTCAAATGTGGTTTCAGATGCCCATGCAGATGCAAGTGTATTACTCACACCTGCATTCATCTCTAACCAAGGTTTGTAATCGCAGTCGTATTTACTAATGTCTTCATCTTCAGCCCCCATAACAGGGGCGACAGAGGTTGCGGATATTGCAAAAGCGACTACTAACATAGTTGCTAGTTTCTTTCTTTTCATATATAGTTTTCCTTTCATTTTGATTGGTACACTAATATATTCTCTCTTTAATTGTTAAGCATTGATAAAAATTGATCCTCTGAAATAATAGGAATATTTAAAGATTTTGCTTTCTTATTTTTAGAACTTGTTGAATTTATATCGTTATTGATAAGATAATTTACTTTAGAAGATATACTTCCTACGACTTTACCGCCATGAGCTTCAATATCAGCTTTAAGAGCATCACGATTTTGGTAATGATTTACACTTCCTGTAATAACAAAAGTCTTATTTTCTAATTCATTTGTGGTTTCTGACATAATGGATTTCTGTGTCTCAAACGTAAATTCGTTTGCTAACTGAAGTATGTTTGAGTAATGATTTTTCCAATAAGCATTAAGCGAGGTTATTAACGCATCTCCAACGCCAGGCAAATATCTAAAATATTCTGCACCTTTAAACGTCATTTTACCAATAAATGCGTTAAAGTCATAATCAACAGAATCTGCAATCATCATACTTGCTGACTTGCCGAGCAACGGAATTGATAGACTATAAAGAAAACGCTCAAGACTTGTCTTACGAGATTTCTCAATGGAATTAAGAAGTTTTTCAACAGATTTCTTGCCAAAACCTTCTAAAACTTTCATCTCATTTTCATGATCGGATAGATGATAAATGTCTTGAATTGAATTCAACCAGCTAAGATTGATGAATTTCTCTATTGTTGCTTCTGATAACCCATCAATATTGAGCGCATCTCGTGACACCGCATGACTGAGCTTACCAAGCAGCTTGCCATTGCAATTATCATTAGTACACACAAGTACTTCTGAATTATTATCTTTTACTATCTTAGTAGGCTGACCACATATAGGACATTTATCTGGAATAAGTTTTTCTTCTTTATTAATAGGCTCTACACTATCAATTTGTGGAATAATCATATTTGATTTGTATACATACACTGTTTGTCCATTGGATTTTACCCCAAGATCTTTCATAACAGAAATATTATGAAGACTTGCTCTTTCGACAATTGAGCCATCAATTTCTATAGGTTCGAACACAGCAGTTGGCGTAAGAGTTCCGAATTTCCCCATTGTCCAATCTACATATTTTAATGTTGTTGGATATGTATCATCTTGCCATTTTAGTGCCATACGACAATTCTCATGATGCGAAGTCGCTCCAAGTGATTTAGATAATTCTGTATTATCAAGCTCAAAAATTAATCCGTCAACAGGATATTTACAAAATTCAGGTTGCATTGCTTCAACACAATCTTCTACGCCAGTTTCTTTACTTTTTGGCTTACATCTCTGAACTGTTTCAAATCCCATTTTATCAAGTGCTTCAAGCCCTTCTAATTTATGAGTAAATGTTGGAGACACCAGTTCAAAAACAATAAATGCCAAATTTCTATCTCTTACGATGTTTAAATCAAGTGTTCTTAATGTACCACCTGCTAATCCTCTTGGATGTTTGAATGGTTCAGACACTTCTTTATTTATTCTATTGAATTCATCATAAGAAACAACACATTCTCCTCTAAGTTCTAATGGCTGGCTACATGGAATTTTCATAGGAAGATTTTTAATAAATCTACATTGCTCTGTTACGTCTTCACCTATGATTCCATTTGTCCCACGAGTAATACCTTGAACAAATTCGCCATTTTCATTGTAACGCACAACAAGTGTCAATCCATCCATTTTATATGAACAATACCAATCATAATCTTTTAAAAACGCTTTAATCTCGTTTGAATCTTTTGTTTTCTTTGCACTTAACATTGGTTTTGTGTGTTTAACTTTTTTCAATTCATCAAGGATATATCCTTGTACATAATGAGTCGGTGAATCAGATAATACAATACCAGATTCATTCTCTAATTTTTCTAGTTCATCATATAATTCATCATAATGCTTGTCTGTCATTATCGGGTTATCATATTTATAATAAGCTATTGATGCTTTATGTAATTGATTTGTAAGTTCCCTCACTCTTTCTGCAATATTAATTCCCTCCACTATCATTCTCCTTTCTATTTAATACATCCCAACCTTGATACCACATTGAATTGGAATTAGCATATTGTTTTAATAATTCTATTAATTCATCTGATTCAGGAAAGAACGGATCTCTATGTAATGTACTATTGATATACCCAAGAGCATTTAGCAAGAATTGCCCTGGTCGCATATCTGGGAATGATTTCTTATGTATCTCACATAACTGCGTGTAAAACGAATCTAATTTTTCTGGATCTCTCGTATCAATCATCTCCTTTTTTAAAATATTCTTGTGCCAACTCTCCATATTTTACAGAAAGTTCGTTTGTGTCTTCTAACAGGAAAAAATTTTCTTCACCATAATGTTTCATAATTTTTTCTTGATTGTGTAAGATTTGCGAAAACGCTCTAAATATAAGTCCAATAACTTTATTATTCATATACTTATCCTCGTAATTCCTCTCGATCCTCTTAGTCTTTGTCCACAATTATCACAATATTTCTGTGTTGGAACATTATTATCAACTATATATCTGCAAACAGGACATTTTAAATAATTCCCAACTTGAACTTTCTTCATTGGTGTATTTTTATATTTAAGTATTTTGTACTCGTTATATTCATCTTCATTTAATATATACTGCATAATATTGTCTCCCAAGAAATGAACATTTCTTCCGATTTTAGACCTTCAAAAAGCCTTGATTTTCAATGGTTTCCAGCTTCGGTCTTCTGCCACATGACTTAGTTTCAGTACAATAACCTACTTCGTCACATTTTGCGTGGAATAAATTGTCTACGATCCATTTCCACTCATCTGAATATTCTTTCAATGCATTGCAAATATCATTAAATAGTTCACGATACTCCCAATATGCTCTTGAACACATCCTCTGTCTGCTCATGTCAACAAGATTTCTAAGATTACGCTTGTCCACCATTTTAGAAGAGTAAGCCAATGGAAGTAACATAGTTGCGTCTTCAACTGGAACATTGTATTCTGCTATAAGAGTTTTAATTGCATCATTTAAAGTATGCATCCATGCATCCCATACGGTTTTTGCTTCGTTTTTTTCTATAGATTTTGGAGTCACATAAGCAAATCCATTCCCTTTAGAATAATTAATATATCTTGTACTTGTTTGTAAACGTGAAGGTGAGCCACCGATATGTGTGTAATATTCTCTTAAAACTTTTGCTGAATACCCATCAATAATCATTTCAACATTGACATATTCCATAACCCTTCCATGACCTGACTTAATACAATCAAGACCACGTTTATAATTTTTTTCATCATCTGTAATATTAGCATTCCAACAACATCCTGCTCTTGCCCCCATTAATGTAATTGGGTTCTTTGTTGTTTCTGATAAAATTGTAATTGTTCCCATTTAATCCTCCTATAAAAATTCTTTATAAATAAACACTGCTATGAATATTAGTAATAATATAATTGACAATAATGTTGCCATGGCTTCTCCAATTAATAAGCCGATGACGTAAATAATTCCTTTAACAGCAATACAAACCGTTGTCACTGCCAGAAACCATAGCAATGTAAACATTATTGCTTTTAATATTTTCTTTATTTTAATCACCACCATTTCAATGAAAGTTTAGTTTCCTATATAAATCCATTTTAATCCATCCTGCTCGTATGACATATTCTCTGTGTCACAATACGAAAAATATACTACACAAGGATATTGCTCAGGCAGTTCTGTAAACCTCCCACCTCTGTTATAATATTCTCTTACTGATTCAAGAATTTCTCCTGTTCCATCATTCCAATTTCGTTGAAACCCATAATACTCTTCATATTCTTCTGGACTACCAAAGAAATTTTCCGATTTTTCAACAAAATTAATCATCTCTTCTATTGAATTAATAACTGTTAATTCTTGTAATGGTTCATATGCATCGCATTTATTATTCCACCAATAAGGAATGAAATGATTGTGTGTTAAATTCTCAAGATGAGTTCTAATTATACAGTTATCGCCAGAATTATGTATACATAAAGAACAATTTTTTATTCTCTCATTTTGAGTATGATTAGTCGTATTCTCCTCGGTTTCTTCTATATGGTTATCATCAATTTCACGATATACAGTTTGAAGCACATAACCATCTTTTGTTTTTACTATGTTTTTGCAATTATGCAAGAAATAATCTCTATTTGGATCATCTTTAGAAATATACAAATTTTCACCTCCTCTATTAAAAAGAAATAATGGCTTCTTGACCTATCTCTCATCAACCAATTCTTCTAACACACCACCAACTTCAGCAACAATAATTCCTACTGCTAATGGAATAATCGAACCGTTCACTAATGTTACAATTCCACCAATTACTCTAATTACTGATTTTCCTAAACTAATAAATAAATGTCCTTTGCTGTTCATTTCTAATTTCCTCCATAACTTCTTCTACTATGTATTCACAATTTGGTTCTGTAGAAGCAATCTCTTCATATTTAATATTGTACTGATTTAACTTATCAATAATTTCTTTTCTCACTTCTTTTGCTTCGTCTTCATTCTGGAATCTTCCTTCGTTTTCATAAGAATGGTGTCTTGTGAGTAAATAATTTCTATTATTATATGAATTAAATACATTCAGTACAGTCTTATTAAAGTCTTCTCCCAACACTTCATCTGTATTATATACGGCACATAAGATTAATGGGGAATCAACTACCATAACTTGCACTTTATTCTTAACTCTACCCATCTTGAATGATTGTTTACCAAATAAATATTCCTGGTGTTTAAATACTTCACCATTATTTTCATATATCTTATCCTTGGCAAACTCTGAAACATATTCAGCATTGATACCGTGTCTTTTTAACTGTGCTGTAATATCCATTGCACAGGTACTCTTACCTGCTGATGGCTCACCAAATAAATTTACAACAATTGTGTTCATTTTATACCTCCAATTTTCCAAAGAAACTGTCGTTTCTTATTTAATGTTTTTCATATAATCCAAATATTCTTTATAGCATACATCTAAGTCCTTCAATAATTCTTTACAGTTTTCTGCATACTGGATATATCTATCAGCCAAATGTAATCTACTTTCTTCTGAATCATCAATTAACTTATATTTCCATTTATTAGCCTTTAATAAATCCGCATTATGATTATAAGTTTCAATGCTCTTAGTATATTCTTCCTTTTTCTTTTCATATGTTTCATCATCAATAATCAGATGTCCAAGCAATTTGGGAAAATCAAAACCTAATTGTGTTCTTAATATTCCGTTATCTTCTGCATACTTGATATGCCAAGCAATATCATCCCAAGCCATACCACCCAAAAGTGTTTTATCATCCTCTTGCTGCATATGTGAAAAATACTCATACAACTCTTCTTTTATATCTTCTCTTGATTTACTCATAAATTCACCTCCTACGAGAAATCAGTTTATTCTTACTACTGTGTTATTCTCTATTCTTTACAACACTTCATCGACAATTCCATACTTAACAGCCTTATCAGAATGAATATAAAAATCTTTCCTCTTTTCACGAATCTCCTTAATATCATCTTTTGTGAGATTGGTTCTGTCGATTACATACTCTTCAATCTTTGCATTTTGATCATCTATCTCTTTTCTATCTTCTTCAACGTCTTGAAGTTTTCCTGATAACCTACAACTCATCTGATGATACATAAATGTTGAATGTTTATAGCAATATCTCTTATGACCTGCTAAGAAAATCTTAAAAGCTGCACTCATTGCATATCCTGTACAATATGTATATATTGGAGTTTTGCTATTAAGAATGACATCAATTAATCCCCACATATCATAAACAGATCCACCATACGAGTTGATGTATAGTTTAATTGGCTCACGTTTATAATCTTTTTCTTTTTCATCCTTCTCATCATCTTCTCGAATCTGATATAAAATATCCCACATCAATTTACCAATAGATTCATTATCTACATTATCTGATAAATAAAATGTCTTTTTATTAGTATTTGTATATGTATTGTCTCTTGTTGAACTCATATGTCCTCCTATTTTGTTATTTTCTTCATAATATGTGGGTAGGGATTTTCACCCTACATGATTTCCCACTCCCTTCTACCAAATCAGACGCAATACAGTCGGCTATTTCACCGTTTAATGTATCCTCGGAATCGAACCGATAGGGAAATCTATCTGTCATTAGTGTCTACATATTCCACCACCATATATTGTGTCCAAAAGAAAAATGGATTCCTATTACTATATTATTCTCTACAGTTGAGCCAATAAACTTCTTACTGGCTCTCTATTCATATTTTCTTTAGCCCATGATATGTAACTTGGATCTGACTGAGCAACATCAACAAGCTTCTCGCCACTGTGTTTTCCAAAGTTCAGAACATAATCCTCTAACTTAACGGTTTCTTTCTTTGGTGCTTCAAATCCGTCAAATAGAACTTCAATATCTTTACGACTTGCAAGGTAGTCTGCTAAGTGTAAAATCGTCTGATATTTGTTTTTAGGCAATGGCAATACCGTTGAACTTCTTTTATCAGTATTCCATGCACCCATATGGCTCTCAATTGTAGTTGCAATCATCTCGATTTCATCATCAGGTAATTCATTACCTTTCAATTCACGAATGACATTGGCTGCAAGTAATGGATGATCAAATTTGGTATACTTATTCTTAGAAAAATCATCATCGTTTCCACTCTTTCTTGAATCATGCATTAAGCCAGCAACTCTCATTAAATCTTTCTCTCTTTGTGTGAAATTTTTACCGAAACAGTCAACCTCAAAAATGTGATTCATAAATCTAACCAATGCACATGTATGTCTTGCCAATCCCAAATCACCAAGAGCGTACTGTGGATGATATTTTCCTGTACTCGATGCACCCACATCCCAAAAATAATTTGGGATTGTTTCAATACATCTTTCTGCAAATTTTCTAATATCTTCTGATACAATCGTATCTAAAATTGGATTAAAAATACTTGACTTATTATTCATATATTCTCCTATTCTGCTTTCATAAATGTTTGTAACATCGTTTTTCTATCGAAATTTTCTTTCTTTTTAAGTGCATTATTAACTGTTCTAATTTCTCCAAGGTGATAGCATTTTTCTTTCGCTCTACTTTCTCCTACATATAACAAATTGGAATTCAGCATGAAGGTGTGGGCTTTAGGTGTAATCAAGACTACAACCTTAAACTGACCACCCTGAGACTTGTGTGTGCTGATTGCATATGCCAAACGAATATTTTTCATAGAACTTTTTGGTATGTAAATCAATGTTCCATCATAATCTACTACCATTGCATCTTTCATAATCTTTACAACTCTTCCAGACTCACCATTTGCAATGAATGTTGTATTCTTATCGTCAATATATTCTTCGTTATAAATAATTGCTTTGTAATCATTTGCATAATTCATTACAATATCATTTAGTCTAAATTCTGTGTCTCCAAATGTTATCTTTGCTTTTGGATTAGAATTAACTGCATTCTGTATCTTTTTATTTAATGCTACTGTTCCATAATCACCCACGTTATAGCAGGAAAGAACTGCGATATCATCTACTGTATATCCTTTAGATAATAACGTTTGATACAATTTCACTGTATATCCAACAAGCTTGTCTTGAAGAATCGGCATAAATATATATGACTGATCCTCTCCAAATACTTGCATACCAGTTTTTGTTTTATCTAAATACTCTGTTCCCGTTCTTGTATCTGTAGCAACTGTTGAAAGACCACCTTTACCATATCTGAATACTTTATCAAGCGTAATTGTAGGTATGTTTTCACATTTCAATAAGTCATATAACACATTACCAGCTCCAACTGAAGGAATCTGTGCATCATCACCAATTAAAAGTAATTTAGTCTTTTCAAAATCAATAGCTTCTAGCAATCTTCTAAATAAGAAAATATCAACCATAGAAAATTCATCTACGATTACTACATCATATGGTAATTTGTTTTCTTCATTAAATCCCCAATCGGCAGGTGGCATATACATAAGACCTCTATGGATTGTCATGGCATTTTCATTTGTAAATCCTGATAATACCTTTGCAGCTCTACCAGTAGGTGCTAAAAGTAAGTGTCTTTTGTTATATGCATTAAGCATATTTACAAATGCTTGTGTACTCGATGATTTACCACTACCACCATAACCAACTAAAAGAACTATGTTGTTTTCACACATATATTGAGAAGTTTTACACTGATTGTCTGTTAATTTGAATCCGTCAAGTTCTTGAAATTTAGAGCAATCACAATCCCATTTAGTATGTATTTGTAATCCTTCTTTAATCCTATCTGATATATATTTCTCTGTTTCATATGTTTCTTTTTTACATACACTTAATAATTCTCTATCAAATATAACATCATTCTCACCTTTTAATATGAGTGGCAAATTATTTTTTGCTTCTGGAACTAAAACATCAAACTGTTTCTTCAAATCACCAACATGCATATATGTATTGCCATTGTTCTCATTTTCATCAAGTAAATAGTCTACACATGCTTTTGCTCTTTGGTATGATGTAATCAAATCAAATCCAAAAAACAATACTGGTTTCTTTCCATTTTTTTGACATTCCTTGCCATCTTTATCAAGGGTAAGTAATAATGAATCGGCGGTCTTAAAACCAATTCCACCAAGTCTACATAAACATTGATAAGGTTCTTCTCTGATAACTTCCTTGATTTTATCTACTGATGTATATTTGTCATACAACTTTTTTACTGTTGAAAGATTGAATAAACCTCTGAACTCTTCAACAATCTCAGCTAACTTGAAATTTTCTATAACTTTATTTTTAATGACATTGAATGTATAATCCTTGATTCCTTTAGTCTTATTCAAATCAATATCATCTAATCTGTTATTCATAATCCTATCTACAATATCAGGGTACGCTTCAAGTAATACATCCGTTTGATTTGGTGTTAATATTTCATATAAGAAATTTCTTGTTGCTGCTAATGTAGTAGGTTTTTCTCTTTTAATATTGATTACATCGTATCCGACTCCATGAGAATCGGATACCTCCTTTGCTTTAACAATGTAGTCAACTCCAAGATTAAGTTCTGAAATATTACCTTTAATAGTTGCTGTGCCATATTTGCCAATCTGTACATCAGGATATTCAAATGAATTGACAGAAACGCCATATATTTTGAAGTCAGTAGAATTATATACAGGTCTTTCTGGTACACATTTAAACTCAATTATTTTATCCAACTTTATATCTCCTTCTAATATACATCCCACTTCTTTACTATTCTCTCTTTTTCATCTGTTTTAATCCAATCGCCACCAACCTTCTTCATTTTATTTCTTTCACCAAATTCTTTTACATTGATGACATTACCTGCTATAAATGGGGATTCAATGAATGACTTTCCAGAAGTGATTTTTGTTTTAAGATATTCACCATCTCTCATGTTATAAAGCATAAGGTACGGTTTTGTTTTATCCTTATAGAACTTACACTCAAGAACATAATACATATCTTTTGGTGCTTTCGGATTTTTGTACATTATATTTCCAAGATACTCTTGCTCATATACAATCTGTTCTTTTATTGATAAAGCTTTATTCTCCAAACCGCTTATCATAAGTTTAACAAGTTTGTCTTTATCAACATTGCTATACTGTTTAGGTGTCTCTTTCTCTGCACATTTTCTTACATCTTCTTCTCCAATGTTCAGTGATGCAATTTTATCTTTTTTTAATGTCTTGCATTTTCCTAACAAATTGTACATATCAATAATTGATAGCAAATATTTATTCTTGCCAAACTCAGAAAAGAAATTTAGTGTTGTAAGAATATGTAATTGTCTATCATCCACAGATGTTTTTGATATAATATCAGAAAGTAAATCAACAAAATTATCATAATGATTTTTAGACAATTCATATAATTCGTTTGCGATCTGATCATTACAATATTTTATAGAAGAGATTCCTTGATAAATGGCATTTTCGTCTTTATCCATAAAATACTGTGCTTTGGATTTGCCAAATTTTATTCCTTTGATTTCTATTCCCTGTGATTTGATATATTCTTTGATATTTGACATTTTTTCATTATTGTCTACATAAACATTCAATGCTGATGTTAATAGCTCAATCTTATGGTAATACCTTAACCATCCAATAAATAGACCTATCATACTATATGGAACGGAATGATTTCGTGAAAATAAATAATTAGATGCATCTTCGATTACTATCAAGAATGATTTTATAGTTTCTTTTGCCTCGGCTTCTGTCATTCCATACTTCTCTTGTGCAATTGCAATAAATCCTGGAATATATCTATCATCTTTATTACCGTGAATATCTACCATATATCCACCATTTTCAATAATAGGTATATCTGCTTCAGTACCTGTTTTTTTAGCAAAATGTCTACGGACAATATCTGCTTGTCCCATAGTAAATCCACAGAAGTCATGTAAGAAATCAATAATCTGTTCCTGATATACTAAATAACCAAGCGTAGGTTTCAAGAAATTATTAAGTGCTTCGTTGCCATTATCTTTGTAAATACCATTGAACAACTGTTCTCTATAAGATTCACCTGCTGGTCTAATAGCACCACTGACCATAGCCATGACATCAAGATATGAGATGTTATCATTCTGTGCTTTAATATTCTCCAAGGTTTCTTTACTAAGTGTTCTTTTTAATGAATCACTTGCAAAACCACTTTCAAACTGAAATATCATTGTAGTATCTTTTGCTATTGAGTTAATAACATTTTCATCTGAGAAATTAACCTTATCAGGTGTTAAATAGTCTATACCTGCAAGTTTACAAGCACCATCAATTAATCCAACAGCATTTAATCCTAACAAATCTAATTTTACATAATTTAAAGAATCAATTTCGTGCATGTCTATTTGGCTTACAGGACGTGGATCTGATGTAATAGATAATGTTCCAAAATCATATCTTATATCTGTAGGACTACAAACAATTCCTGCTGCATGTCTGCCAAGTGATGTAATTGTTCCGATTACCATATCAATATATTTAAACATTTCTGGATATTGTTCTCTGATTTCTTCTGGCATATAATCCCTGCCTTTATCATCAGTTTCTACCATATTTGATAATTCTTGGGTTTGATCAGGAGTCATCCCATATGCTCTACCGACATCTTTTATCGCTGCTTTTAACTGAATTGTATTAAAAGTAATAATATTGCAACAATACAAACCTTCCTTATTAAATAGATACTCACGCACTTTATATCTATCTTCTGCATAAATATCAGTATCTACATCAGCCAATGACATTCTTTCAGGATTCATAAATCGTGAGAAGTTAAGTTTATATTTAACTGAATCAACATCAGTACATTTAATCAAATATGCAATCTCACTACCAGACACAGAACCTCTTGAACATCCATAGTGCATATTATTTTTTAGCAACCAATTCTTATAATCTGAATCAAGCAACATAAAATCAATTGCATCATTATGCTTATAAGTCTCTAATTCCTCTTGTATTCTTGGAATGTATTCTGTTTTATAATTAGGTAGTTTATTAATACCTCGTTCTTTTACACCATTTACAATTCGTGACTTAAATTCTTTCTCAGCATCAGGATATAATCTTGGATATTTATTACTATAATCCAACTCATATGATTCAATAGCATCTGCAAATCTATTTGTTTCCTCTATTGCATCAAGATATATTGATTTTGGCAATGCGTTTTGTAGTTCAAATGCAGCAACCATATCACCATAAGACTTCCATGACAAATCACATGCATCTTCATCATGGAAATTTACATTTTTGGATTTCTGCATTACAGCTCTGCCCATCATATGACCTTTGTCAATTGCATGTACATCACTTGTAGCAATTAGTTTCATTCCATATTTCTGTGAAATTCTATATAAATATTGATTGTAATATATTTGAACATCAAAATTATGAGGTTGTATTTCTAACCAACATCTATGCTTATTTTTAATAAGGAATTTCAGAAATCTTTCCTGTACTTCTTTCGTTCCTTTACATAACATGCCTGCAACACAAGCTGTTAATACTAAAATATTATCTGATGTATTCTCAAGTTCCTCTAAGGTAATTCGTGGATTATAATAAAAATGACCATCATTACGATTAAATGAATCAGAAGAAAGTTTGTTAAGTTCTAATACCCCATCATAATTCTTTGCGTATAAGCAACAATGATAATTGTCTCTTTGCAGATTATCCATATCAATTTTTTCTGTTACATAGAATTCTTCTGCATTAATATATTTCAACCCAGCCTTTTCACATGCCTGTCTTTTTGCAACATTATGAAGGACTGCGCCATGCTCTGTAAAAGCAATGGCTTTCATTCCTTCTGATTTTGCTTTGTCAATATAAGCTTGAAAAGGGGTGATTGAGTCAACTTCAAGACCACTATATGGGTTAGAATCCATACTATGTAAATGTAATACTGTTAAATTGCTCAACTTCTCACCTACCTATATTTATAAACTATTCACAAATGCCAATAAATCATCTTCGTCTGCATCAGAATCAGATTCAGTTTCTTCTTTGAACAATTCCTTCTCTTTTAAATACTGGTCATATGGTTTATGCAACGACCTAGAATATCCTGAGAGGGTTGCCAATCTAAATTCATCGGCATCTGTCACTTCTTGCCAAAAGATATTTTCATCTTCACTATTCTTATATTCTCTCTCTTTAGAGTTAATTTCTTCGACTGTATTGATAATGTCTTTTTTTAAATCGTTAATCTTTTCTTCTGTTAGAGGTACTTGTACATAACAATCATGGATTTCAAATTTTTCTCTAACCTCATCTGGTAAGCAATCAATATTGTTGTTTAACACCATCTCATCAACATATTTATCAATATCATCTTCATATCCGAAATTTTTCAGCCACATCTTTGTCGTATTGATAAGACTTTCGCCTATAGAATTTCTTTCTATATATCTATCTTTTTTCTTACCATTTTTCTGTTCAATGGTAACTGTGACATATTTTAAGAAATTCCATTCGCATACAATATCTTCCAATGGAATATTTAATGCTTGTCTAATACCTTCAGCATAAATAACCAACTGACCACATTCAGCGTCAATTTTTGCGCCTTGATAACGTGTAGATGTTTTCCAATCTACAATATGTACACGTTTTTTCTCATTACCATTTTCGTCTTTGTATGACTCGATATAAAGCATGTCAATATATCCTTGCATATAAATATCATCAGAAATTTTAATCGTAATAAAATGCTCAACTTTATGTGGAAAAGTAATCAGATTATGATTTTTAAAGAAATGTCTAATGCAATTTTCATATTTATTTGCTATTGCATCATTTTTATCAGAATCACTACGATTGTATTTGAGTTCTGCACAATTCATTGTAAATAAGCTATCTTCATATAAATCTGGCATATCCTCATATTTAATTTTGCCAGTATATAGCTGCTCAATAATATCATGTACATTACCACCAGATACACAATAAATACTATTTGTTCTATCTTCTTTCTTGTGTAGGATGTATTTCAAAAAATATTCCCATCTATCTTGTTTGTAACAATGATACCTTGACCATGACCATAATGTATCAACACCAAACTTGTTACAAATTTCTGTTAATTCTTTACTTGTCTTTCTTGCCAATCTCTTAACTTTCTCCTTTCTGACTCATCATATAAAACACGATGCTTGAGAAGGAAGTTGTATACTTTATTTGGCATATCAGCAGGGCTGTCTTTACTACCTTTCTTAATCAAATCCCAACGATCATATATGTAACTTACTTTTCTAATAGGATAAAATTTATCACATTCCTGTCTAATATGGTTTATATCAATTCCTTCATCTAAAGCCACTACAATTTCTACATTTAAACTAATCAGTATCCTAACTTGTTCTTCTGTAAGCTCACAATTTCCTATTGCAACAGCCGTACCATCTTTTCGTGAATACCTTTTAAGCACCGATTTCTGCGCTTCCAAAACGACTGCGTAACCAGCCTCTTGAATTGTTTGATAATTCTCATTTAACCCATATACATTTATTCCTTTTGGATATGTTTTGGATAACTTAAAAAACTTCGGAATATCAAACATCTCATAATTTGGTACAGTAGTTCTCCCACTGATACCTATATATTCATTGTCATCCCCATCCCATTTTCGTTCAGGAATAACAATTCGTTTTCTATCATATGAATATCCAATATTAAATCTTTTACAAGCAAACGGCATAACACCTTCACGAACCCAATCAATATAAGGTAAATCCGTATATTCTTTCATACACGAATCATCATATACTGGTATATCTTTATCTATTGTGTATCTCTGCCGCTTAACTTTTTTAAAAATTGCTAATGGATCTTTCTTATCGTCTTTGTCATTGTTTTTACTATATGAGTATTTCAATCCTAAAATATTATGGAGATATTTATTGGCTTTCCCAAAAGAAAATCCTTTAATTGTCATAATCAGTGTAAAAATATCTCCACGCTTATTTTTCTCTGAGCTTCTAATTGCTACTGATAATGTATCTTTTTTAACACATATAGCAGTTTTATTATTGCCTTGTGGTAAGGCGGCTCTCCACTCTGTAGGATATTCGTGTAGTCCATGGCACTCCAACGATAATAAAATCTGTTCTATACAATTATTCTCTATAATGTATTCCTTTAGTTCATCTGCATTAATACACGCTCACCGCCTCCATCACAAATTAAAAATCAACTGGAACAGATGTAAAACCGACTTCTTTTAAGATATTTCTACTCATATCATGTTCACAAACAATCTGTATGCTACTTGCTGCACCTTCACGGTTTTTACAAATGAAAATAAGCTGATAATGCTTACCTTCGTCCAGTTTTACAGGTATCTTAGACTTGTTATTTTTCCCATCAAATCTATATACCTTTAATGCATTTTTCTCGCCTGTATATTCATCCTCAAATACATCTCTAAGCATTAAACATGTACTTGCAGGATCGACAATACTTTTTGCCATACCAATGTTATCTTGACTATAAAATCTCTGACGTGCTGAAGATTTCGCCAACTGGAATGTAATAGTTACATGGACTTCCAAGCCACCTTCTTCTTTGCACTTAATAGTGTCGTAAATATCAACCATATTTTGTTGCATATCTAACCACATTTTATCGGAACGACTGCCTGAATCGGCTTTATATGTATCAAGAATGAAATATTTAACACCAAGATTTGCATATTTCTTTAGAACTTTAATAAATTTCTGAGTCTTGTATCTCTTAAATGGTATAAGCGTAAGCATATTATTTTCAGATTTTTCAACAATCCAATCTGCACATTTCTTTAACAAATCTTTTGTCTCATCTGAATATTTACCATCTCTTACAACAAACTTCTGTAAGTCTTGCTTGTAGATATTATTTGCAACCCATACAAGTAATTCTCTCTGCCATTTACGAATTCCTTCTTCGTTTACAGCTATAACAAGCCTTTCCCCATATTTAATCGTGCTTGGGATTAACATTGACCTTGTTAATGTGGTTTTACCCATATTAGATAATCCACCAATCAGTGTTATATTGCCAGGCAACTGACCACCAGTTTCCTTGTTAAGAATATCCATATTATTATAAGGAAGACCAACTGCAATACCTGCATCTAACTCATCAATTAAATCATAAATGCCATCAGCCAATGAATATGACTGTACATCATCATCTGCATTGATGAAAATATGATTTAACATTGCTTCATATTCTTCATATATTTCATCTAAAGACATATCACAGAATTCATTGATACGATTATTTACAGGGAATCCATTTTTTAACATCTCCAAAACTGTTTTCCACTTGTATAGTTCTTTAACATACCCATCCATATTGTTGATGTTTACATACTCTTTGGCTTTATCAATCGTTTCATATCCACCATAATCCTCATATTCCTTTTTGAGTTTTTGATGCTTTTCAAGATATAAACCAACAGTCATATCATCCAATACTGATTTCTTTTCTACTACAATAATGTCATTTGCAATCTGCCAATAGACTCGCCATGTATTTTCACTAAAATCTTCAAGCTGCAATGTATAATCAAAAATTAATTCTGGTTGTTTATATAAAATAGCAACTATATTAGCTTCTGCTATTATCTTGTATTCTCGAATCTGTTTTGCACATTTTAATACTTCTTCCTGATAAGGAGTTAATTTTTTATTCTCTTTTTTCTCAGCCAATTAGTACCTCCTCAAAACAGTTTCTTCATTCTGTCACTTGTCTCTTTAGTCTTTTTTACATATCCAGCATTCTCATTACTCTGATTATTGAAGTCTTTAGATTCAACTCTCTCCTCAGTCTTTTTAACATTCTGCAATCTCAAATATACATCGTTGATTTCAGGTTCAATCATTTTCATAATAAGATTGATTTTATGTTTTTCATCTTTGATTTTCTTTTCATTTTCATGTAAATATGTAACAATTTTTCTCTTACATAACTTAAAGGTACATAAAATTGTGTAATCATCATAATTAGCTTTTGCTTCATGATTATTATTCGCTATATGTTCGCCACGTTTAATACCTTGTAGCTTTAATGCGAGATACTGTGGAAATTTCATATTATCATCGTATTCAAGAATCTCTTTCTTTACATACTCACATAGTTCAATCCACTGCTCATTATCTTTCTTTTTTATATTTCTCATTTACCAAATCATCCTTTCTTAAAAACTCCAACAGGCAATTAACCTGTCGGAGTATAATTTTAATTAGGCTAACTGTAACTTGGCAAAATCAATTAACTCTGTAAGAGTATCTGGGGACTGCATTTCAAGATTCTTTAATGAAACATCCTTATTCTTCATCTGCTTGTTTACTTTGAGCAAAGCATCTTTGTTATCCTTGAGTGACTTTAATACATCTTTAAATTCAGCAGCTAACTCTTCTGCTTTCTCAGCTTTGTCAACCATAGAATCTGTAGAAGTCTTTAAGTCATTCTTGTATGATGTCTCATTTGTCTCAAGATCATGCATTGACTCAAAATAATCCTTCCAAATATCATAAGATGGGTTCTCAATAATCTGTCCAACCTTAGTTACATTTGTTCTGTCCTTCTTAACCTTTGCAAAATAACGAACATCCTCACCATTCTCTTCCTTATAAAACTCAAGAATTGTATCATAATCAAATTTAACTGACTTATGCATATCAGGTTTAATGCCAACTAACTTACGGTTATCACCTGTTCCTTCATATACTTCTGTTGCCTGTGCAACTGACACAACATGCTTACCCTTTGCAGAAAGATCAATCTTAGCCTGCTGAAGCTTCATGTTAATAATCTTAATACGTCCCCACTGTCTCTGAGAAACTACTGTATCATCAACATCTCCACCCTTTCTACGAGCTTTCTTCTCTTCAACTTCTGTAGCTCCAACCTGCATTGTTGCATAGAACTTAGTCTCCGAGTCGATGTCAAGTGTCTGAATCTCATCCGAATCTACTGCTTCGTCAATATCATCCTCTAAATCATCAAGATCTGATGTGTCGTCTACTAAAATAAGATTGTTGTAAGTCTTACCATTTGCTAATGTAATATCCTTGCCCTCATAGTGAGCAATACCTGTCTCTGAGTCGATACATGCAACCTTTGGGAACGTAAGAGCAAACCATGACTTACCAGAACCCTCATAACCATATGCTAAAAACTTTCCACCAATCTTTGCTTCTCTTGCTTTTCTAAATGCCAATTTTTTGTCCTCCTAAAATGTATATATTCTTTTGATAAAGTGCTCACCCTGTTTATAACAGGGCAAGTATATTTTTTAGTTCATACCTTCAAGCATTGCAAGAAGATCATCATCTTCTGATGAGCTGTCACTTTCTGTTTCAGAATCGCCATCATCACTTGGTTCTACACCAGCATCATTTAATGCCTGTTCGTAGAAATACAGGTCATCCTCATCATACTTACCATCTTCAAATGCTACAGTTGGTTTTCTATCATCACCATCACCAACATATGTAATATCAGGCTTAACAATAATCATTCTTCTCTCACGATTACCATTTCCTACGGCACACTTCTTTTCAGCCTCTTCCTCTGAATAAAGTCCCATTTCGATAAGTTCCTTAATGTCGTCAGGAATGTCATCTTCTGTGATATTTACTACTGAACCACCTTCAACCAAATTTCCTGTAACCGTAATTTCAGTAATCTTACCCTTCTTAGGCTTGAAAAATCTCTGAAGCATCTTTGCTGTAATTTCTGGATTCTCGTTGATAGCAACCTCAAATGTCTTAGGGAATGTAACATTCTTCTTAACCTCAACCTTTTCTCCATCAATCTTAGGCTTGCCAACATAATCAACAACATATGCAGAAAGCTCCATAGTTCCCTTGTCCTCATTTTTCTTTCCAATACTCTTAGAATCTACAAGGATTGTCTGTGAGAATGTAGCCTTAAAATCTGCTTCATCATCAACCTTTGAAAGAACAATAGATGTAATTTCCTTCTTTGTAGATACATTCCCTTCGTACTCGCTATAACCCATTGTTCCCTTTACGTTCACAATCATTCCGTCTTCAAGATGCTCATTGAGATATTCAACTGCGTCATAAGCTGTAAGAAATTTCTTATATACAGTCTTATCCTTAACATCCTTCTCAACACCAACTGTTAAGAAAGAAGAATCTGAAATACTGTCATATAAAGACTCATCAAGACGATCTTCCCATGCAATCTCTACTGACTTACTCTTTCCTGAATCATCCTTTTCATCCTTGCTATACGCACGAATGACATTATCTTTATCAGGGAAGAAACCGCTTCGCATCTCTGCATAAACCACATTACCATTGCCACAATCAACACCAACATACATACTATTATCTGTCCAACCAGAATCATAACTGTTGTCAAGATTGAATGTCTTGTCTGTTACTTTTACACGTCCAATAAGATTAAATGCTGCCTTACCTTTCTTTAACGCTTTTCTTTCCTTTGTCTTTGCCAAATTACTTGTCCTCCTTAAAATTAAATAATTTATGTAAATATTGTTAATAAAACAATCTATATAAACGCCCACTCAGGACGGAACATGGAAGTAAATCTATATGAAAATTTATCCATAAACAGTGATTTTTGGGTGCAAAAACCCAAGGGTATGCTGCTACCACCCATTATTTATTCTTTGTTCAGTTGTTTGTTTTGGAAATTTTGAACTGAATTGTTCAAGACTAATTAGATATTATCTAAGATATTTCCTGTTACTTCATACATTTCTAAATCATTTAATTCACACCATGATTCAAAGTTATCTCTTTGAACATACCAACCAACATTCATTCCAAGAAATTCATTCTCACCATTCCCATAAGAGACTATATTATATAATTCTCCGTTTAGAATATCATTTTCAAAGATTAAATTACCATTCTTATCATGACTGCCAGTGCATCTACATAATGTTTTTGGATCTATTTCTTCAAAACCATCGGTTTCACCATGAGAATAGAATACTGTCGTAGGTTCAAATATCAGATGAATTTCTTTGTCATACATATCTAAACCCTTTACATAATATCCATAAATCCATTTACCATTACGAATGCTTTTTGCTTTGCATAGCTGTGTATTCATTTCTCACCTCACTTATATATTCTCTGTTACTATCGAAGAATGTGAACCATTCCTTCTCTTGTACCCATTAAAACAGGTTCTTCACCATTAGCTTTCATCTTCCAATAAGCACTTTTACTTTTCTCCATTTCTAATTGATGTTTCAATCTTTCAATTTCTTTCTCGTAATAGTCATTATCGAACTTCTGAGTACCAATCTGTTTATAGTCTTTGGAAACGTATTTTACAGAATAATTTGATATGTAATCGCTTGTATCATCTGAATACTGAATTGTTGGCTCAAAGAACCCACGCTTTCTACATTCATCACAATGACATATATCTGAAATGTAACCAATTCTTCCATCTCTATTTTCTACAAAATCTCCGATATTAAATTTTATATCTGTTACATTATTCTCTTTTGGTATATGGACTTCTTCAAAGAAAAGGTTTACATATTCAATATTTTGTCTTGATCCGATAAATCTGTATCCTAAGTTTTCATATTCTTTAATTGTATTACGTGCATCCGATAATCTAACTCTTACTTCCATATTCTCACCTCCTCAAATTCTCCAATGAAACAGTGATTTACAATCAACTTAATTCATCGTGTAATTTTCCACATTTCTTACATCTGAAAATGTGTTTTACTGTACTATGTTCATCTATAATTTCGTGAGCTATTTCAACATAATCATGTGACTCACATGGACAGATAAGATTTTCCAAATAAGATATTCTCTGTCTATATTTCAGTTTTTCGACTTCATATTTTGTTCTGTTAATCCACATAAGATTCTCCTATATGTTTATTCTCTATTTGATTTTCATTTTTATTGGAAATTGTGACTCGAATAAATCATAGATTATAAAACAATTCTATATGCAAGTTTCTTCGTAATAAAACCTGATTGGTGTAAGACCATACAAGATAGATGAATATCATCATATATTAAGTCTGTCATTGTACAATTCGATAAGATACTGTAACCACGCATAGCTTTTGATTTGAAATAAACAGCTTCACCATTATATTCTTCAAATGCTTTGCAATATGTATCCCAATCTTCAACTTCAACAATTCGTGACTGATGATCTCTTATGATATTATCTTTATCAATACTCAAATTTGTCTCAATTACTTGAATCACATTTCTTACCTCCAACTATATATTTTCTTATTTATATAAAGTTTTATCTATCTCCTAACTTCCATATTTTTATAAATAACTTTATGAGCACATCCGCTATTGCTAAAAGAATCACAAATAACATGCCTGGAATAGATAATAAAAATACAACACTTGAAAGAAATTTACCTAAAATATTTCTATCTTTAAATAAGTCAATAACAAAATTCTTTATAGAATTGAGAATATATATATTTTCGATATCCGCTTTGTAGGCTATATAGAAACCTGCAAATAATATACTCAATATTACAAATATGCTTAACAAAGCAATTACTGTATCAGAACCCATTTTATTTCTCCTTGTCTTCAATCTGGTCAAGAAATGTCAGTTTCCTTCGGTCTTGATTTTCATACCATATATAGTATTCATAGTGTTTTACAATCACTATATATAGTATATTATTTACTCTTCACCAACAAATACCAATCTATCAATATATTCTCTGCCTTTGCCCTTGAAAATAGGAATATCTGTATCAATAATCCACTCATTTTCTAATTTAGAAGCATCTCTTAACTGTGCAATTGCCATAACTCTATCAGATTCAACAACAACCTTATTTTTTGCGCAACAGCTTCCTCGCTTCTGATAAATCGGTAAATCATTCCAGTTAATATCTTTCTGAGTCATAAGCATATCCTGAATATCATTACATGATTTATTTTGTAACTCTTTGTGTGAGAAATTGGCTTGACCTACCATCTGAATTGAATTACGAGAAGCGTCAAGTTGTCTCCAATAAAAGTTATTTGTTACCTCTTCTTTTGGAATATTAAAGCAACGAGCATCAAACATTGCACCCTTGTCAACTGCATTTAGTAATGTCTGAATATATCCCCATGCACCATCTTCATATTTTGAAATACCATCCCATTTACTAAATCTATATTCGTTAACATGCTTTTCAAAAAATTTATTAAATACCATCGTAGCCATACTTGCTGCAATACTACATAACTTATCAACTCTATAATCAAAGAAACAATCTGTATTTAACTTATCATAATCAACAAGAAGTAATGTGATTTCATCGCTCTGTTGATAAGATAATTTGCAATTCTGAATATTTTCGCATAAATATTTAGCAGTATTCTGCATTGATTTTATAAAAACTTCATCAAACGGTCTTTTAAATCCTTTTGTGAAGCTATGTCCAGCTCTCATGTCTAGCCTCAAAATCACTGGCATTCTTCGCTGAAGATAATATCTATTTCTTTTTTCATAACCTTTCATTCTTTCTGCAAGATCACTTCTATCCATATTATTCTCCTTTATAAATACTATTTTTTATTAAATAATTAAAATGGAATTTTTATTAAGATTTTTTAATCTATCGTAATACTAAAAAGCATATTTAAATTAATATGATGAATAATTCTGAGTCCACCCTCTCCTGTTGAAAATGTAAGAACACCATCTTTTATTTCATAATCTGTACATCCAGTATAAACATATTGCCTACCTCTCTGATCAAAAAAAGAAATTGTAAAAGGAATTGATATTCCATCAAGATTTTTCATTTATCATTTCTCCTTTATAATTACCATCTACTTGTATATCTACTATCTATAAATAACTCTTCCTTTGGTCTTGGGTTCATTAAATCTGTACTGCTTAATTTAAGATGATCACCATAATATCCACTCCACGAACCACAACCTCTTACATTTACCTCTCCATCAAAACAGATACGAGTAATTCTATAAGCAGGGTGCTGACAACATTGCCAGTAACTGATTTTGAAACAGTTATCCGTATTTACATTCTCTAAATGTTTTGGTATAGAATCCCAAATCTCACACTCGTCATTGATTTGTTTTAATGTATATCCATGCCTAAGCATCACATTAGCTCTCTCAATTCTTTTGTGTCTTGTTTCACAAGCTAAAGCCTCTTCAGGTGTATCAAATAATTCTCCACATTCAGAACATCTATATTTAATTACTTTCTCCAAGATTTCACCTCCTCACAAGAAATCGAAATTTACTGCAATTTTTTATTCTTCAAATGAAGCAGTTGCACGAATGTTGAGCCTTCTGTTATAAAAATATCCCTCTACTTCTCTTCGAACAATATCATCAACTGCTTTGGTTAAAGCTTTATCAACTCTATCCATAATCATTTGTTCAAAATCAACACTCTTGATTTTACTTTCAATTGCTTGAATTACCTTATCATCTATATCTTTTAATACCAGCTCTTTAAGTCCCTCTTTACTTAAACCAGCTTCACATAACATTTGTCTTGCTTCTTGCCTTAAAGCAATTTCTTCTATTCTCACTTTTTCACCTCCAAGGAAAATTAATAATTTTTGTGCTTATTCTTGATTAATATTCAAGTAATAAGTTTTTCCTTTAATTTTTATATATCTTCCCTTTTTATTAAAATAACAAATCTTATTACAAGTTAGTTCATGATAATAATTGTCCTTATATTTAATTTCTACTGTTAATCCATTATCACAAACTATTTCTTTATCGTCTGTCAAATTATATGGTACTTGTCGTATATATGGTTTAACGCAATCATTACAGTACATAAGTGTTCGTAAATCAGTGCATACAATATCTTGTATACCCATACTCTTACCGCATTTTTCGCAAAATAACTCTGCACATCTATATGGCATATAGTCGGTTTCTCCCCACTTTCGCCCACTATTATTCAGTTTATTTTCTACTTCTTTCCATAATCGCCCCAATACTTCACCTCCACATGAAACCGATATTTCTTGTCATTTTTATCACTATATATAGTAGTTTCATTTTATCCGACTACTATATATAGTGTTTGATTTTATAAAATATACTACCTATTGTATTATTCTCTCTTTTACTTCAATAAAGCAGCAATCTCATCAATTTCCAGCTCTGTTTTCTTATCATCAGAAAGCAACTTGTCCAACTTGCTCTCCATTTTCTTCAAATCAGACTCTTCTTTCTTCAGACCAGATACCTCTAACTTACTCTTAATGTCTTTAATCCATGCTGCCACACTGTATCCTGAAATTTCAAAATCAGCCATACTAAGATCCTTTGCAGACATTAAATATGAATTCAATCTAATCAAAAGTAATAATAATGCATCGTCTGAACACACATTGAGATTAATTGTCATTCCATCCATATTAAGAACACAATTTGTTTCAGGAATAAATCTAATTTTCTTCTCAGAAATTGATTTCTTCTTTGTCTCAATCTGTTTCTTTAATTCTAAAATTCTGTCATCGTTTTTACTCATTAAACTCGTACTCCTTTTCATATTCTCTACCATTTGCTAAATATTTCTGCTTACATACTGGTTTTAACTTTTCAAAAACCGTTTCAATAGAAACTGGAATCATATGCGTCTGAATTTCTTTTTGACCATAACGTACTTCCACTTCTCTTTCTTCTGTCGGGAAAATATCAATTGCTTCCTTATCTCCATGATAGATATTCTTGGCACTATATTTATAAACAGTATATTTGCCGTTATCTTCTGATCTATATGGCGTTGTCATTTCATATTTAATATATTCTCCATTGTCGTTTACCATAAAACGAACATCGACATATTTTCTTGTTATATCATCATCGACATATGTATTAATTGCTTTTTCATAAAAATCTTCAAATGAGATGTTTACAATTTTATCCTTGCTATTGTCTATAGGGGAAAATTGATAAGATGATTCCATTGAATCATAAATTTCAGAATATTTAGATGTGCATTTATTATCGAGACAACTAATAAGTTTGTTTTTAGGAACACTTTTGAATTGCTCAAATTCATACTTTCCATCGCTTAATCTTGCAAACCAATGCATTTTACCATATGGAAGGTTGTTAATTCCTTTATAAGAAATTTTTGTATATCCAAAACGAGTTGGTTCAGTTGGAATATCTTTATAAGATTTTATTCTTACAATTTTACCACCCTGTATAAACTCATAACCATGCCCATATGTTTCAAAACGTCCTATATAAATCCAGTTCTCATTATCTTTTGTAAGATATGTAGCACCAAGAATCAAGTCTCTTGTCTTAATAGATTCATTGTTATGTACAATCTTATTATAAGCTGCAATCTGTTTATAATCAGGTGACTCAACTGGCATAAGAACTAAATCCTTACCATCCCATCCATATATAAATTCTCCTTCAAGTCCCTTACCTTTGATACAATTCGCATTTTCGAGAATGTATAACAAATTCTCAATAGTAATTTCAAACTCAAATCCTCTTGGATCATATACTCTACAATAAGCATGTCTGTGATCCCATCCTGTAGAGTAATCACCAGCTTTCTTATTTAGTACAAATCCTTCTGTCGGAATATTGTCAAATTCATCATTCGGAATTTTATCATCACGCCAACTATTCCATGATGCTTCTTTTCGTAGCTTACCTTTTTCATCATAGTAAATGACATAGGCAAGTTTTCCTGTATAAGTTCCTGAACGATTTTGATATCCAACATTTATCGTTTTAGGAACAAAAATGCTACTGTTCATTTTGTTGTCTTCTCCTTTCTTTTCCTGATTTATTACTCTTTCAGAATACTTCCTACTTATTGTTATTCGCTCTTTAAATCAATCCTTTTTCAATTAATTCTCCTAAGTAGTAATATCTATCTAAGTAGTCGTCTTCACCAAGAATATATCTATCACAATCTTCTACTTCTTCCATTTCATCAATCCATTTGTCCCAATTGTCTGCAATGAGCTGACAGAACTCTTCGCCACTTCCACGTAAGAAACATCTACCAATCCATTCAGCCTTCATCTTTCTGCCAGGATAAACTAATGTGAAATAAATTCCATTCTCAATCAAAGCGTCTCTAACTTCTTTATGGCTGTTTACAAAGATGTAATCAACTTTCCCAATATTGTCTTTAATGTGCTGGATATAATTCTTTGGAAATTCAGGATTGCGATACCTTTCAATTTTATCTGAATTAACTGGATTATAATCATAGCACCAACTAAACTGACTGCTATCGCTGTCGAGAATCTTGTAACCTTTCTCATTTAGTTTTTTAAAAGCATATGTCTTACCACAAGCAGAGAATGCACTAATAATTTTTGTGTTCATATTTTATTTTCCTCTTACATCGCTTTTGCAATCGACTTAACCTGGTTATCAAGGTATTTTACAATTAATCTTTTCTTGGCTAAGTTCAATCCTTTATTAAGGTCAAAAGTATCATCCTTATAACATGTGGCTTCTACTTTAAATGCACCACTTCTAACTTGAATTTTCTTTCCATTATATCTGTACTGCCAACTCAAGTTTCTAGGAATACCAAGTAAATCTGTTAGATGTAAAATATGGTAATCACTCCACTCACTCCAAGTTCTCTTTACAGGTGTCTCAACTTTCTCAAAATACTTCTCACACTCGTCATATGACATACAACCAAGATGGCAACCACCAAACTTAAAGCAGATTACTCCACCTTCCTGAATATCAGTTATTTCACAAATCTCACCAATGTTATCAAACACACCCATCTTACGAACTAATTTAATTTTATCGCCTTTAATCATGCTACTTTATCCTCCTTATTCGCAAACTTTTTGTTAAATGCATCAATGGCTTTCTGATCCTCTGCTGTTACATCATCATTGAATCTTCGTCTAGCTTGTACAATATGATTATTTCTTACTTCAATCATTACCAAACTCTCATCTGGTTTATTCTTCTTCCTCAAAAAAAGAATGTGGCACTTACCGTCAATAACCTTATCTATATATGAAGCTACACAATTATTTTGCATAGTCGCTTCATCCTTTATATCCTGTGTAGAATCTGGATAAATGAATATGTAATCACCAAAAGAGCATTTGTACTGTTTATTTATTCTCTTTTTAAATAACTCTTCTGAGAACTCTTTCCTCATTCGATTGTAATTTCTACAAGCGATTTTATGTGTAGTAAGGAAATGTCTTGGATATTTATCATACTTTGTACTAAGTTGACTCATCATATTAGCATAATCGTACAATTCACGAATCAGAAAACCCATATCTTCGACTGCCTCAAATGTCTTGATTCTATCCAAATACAGCCATAAATCCTTAGCATTGTAATCGTATTCATTTACTAATTTATTGAAAAATGAATAATAAGTACAAACACCATCAACTCTATCCCATGTTTCTGTGTTCCAAACAATATAAATGTCGTTAGGAGACAAACTAAGATATTCAAGATTGTATGCTATATAATGAGCATCTTGGTTTTCTTTGTAATATTTAACCGTATTATTTGATAACTTAATTGGATATTTTCGACACAATTTGATAAGAGATTTTGGAATTTCATTTATAGAATATTTGAAACGATAACCATCTTTAATAATATCGTCAAATCCTGCTGAGAAAATTTGTTCAAATCTATCATATCTTGGAACTCTATCAAGAATTGTTCCTATGTTGCTTATTGAATGCGAATATGTTTCTGAATTTCTAATAAATCGTAAAAATTTTGCATACTTTTCATCATCACAACAATCAAATAACTCATTTAAGGTAAACCCCCTTAGTTGACTACATAAGTTCTTTACTGGCTTGCCCTTAATTCCAATAGCAGTCTTTGTTGCGAAATCATATTTTACAGTACACCCATCTTCATAATCAAAAATAAGATACTGTTTATCTTTATATACTCTCGTTTATATCACTCCTATCTGTAAATATTTCAAAAGAAACGAATCTTTCTTGTCCTCAGTTCACATCATTATGTGTTTCGCCATCTGAGTAATAAATGTTCCAATCCTTGAATAACTCAATCAACTTATCGTTATCCCAATCATATTCATTACAATGCGTAATGGCGATTGATTTTTTATCTCCAAAATCTTTTACATCATTAGAACATCTACTATATAATTCTCCTAAATCCAATGTTCCATATCTCAATGTATCCTGGAATGGGTTTGGTATATTTGTTTTGTCAAACATATATTCATTGATAAATCTCTTATTACATTCAGATGGAAATTTACCAGCACCATGTCTTGTTAAATAAGTACGAGATACATAACAAGTTTCAATATTTATCTCATCATTCCATTCAACATTTTCAATTATTCTCTTGGGATTTTTAATACCTGTATTAGACGGTGTTAAATGTGGAAAATATTCTGTGTTGTTCTGATCAAGCAATAAACCTTGTGCAGCTTCAAATACAATATTGTCAAACTGATTTAAGAAATAATTATCTGATATAGCCAATGAGTGATTATTCATAAAATCCCAATCATCTAAAAAGTGTTCAAATATACCATTATCAAAGAATATTCTTGACCATTCATCTGTTAATATGATATTCTCTCTTTCAAATTGTTCTAAGTAATATTCCCTGATATGATAATCCACATCAGTTATGCCAACTTTATATCTTTTAATCGTTTCAAAGATTCCTAAGCCACAACTACCGTGTTTATTTTTTCCACGATTTTCTTCAATAATCTGATTTGCCATCATATCAAAAGGTGTTGTCAGCATACAATTTTGATTGATATAAACATTCGGAATATATCCTAATTTCATCAATTCATCATATTCCTGCTTAAAAATAATTGGATTAACAATAAAATCCTCAGATAAATATGTACTTGCATGATTGAATGTTCCAGATCCAAAATGATGAAAGACATGTCTGATTCCATCAGGCGTTGTTACGGTATGTCCTCTCTGAGCACCACCATTTGAACAAACAACAATACTATTAGGTTTCTGTGAGAAATAATCTGTCATTAATCCTTTTCCACAATCTCCAAAGTTAGCACCTATCACAATCTTAATGTCTTTCATCTCTTAAATCTCCTATTCTACCAAGTAATTCCTTCTGAGCTAGAAGGTGTAGCAACTGTATCTGTAACATTATTCTCTGCTTCACTAACAATAATATCTACAATCTCATTTGTAATACTATCCATAGTCACTCTTCTAAAGTGTGTATCATCAAGATACTTCTTATAAGACTTTTCAATCTCATCCTCATCCCATCTGTAATAATGATTTACATCTAAATGATAAATGTTAAACTTCTGAGAAGCCTCTTTGTATAAATCCTTAGTTTCTACATCTGACTGAAGGCTATCACCTGTTGCTTCAATCAAACCACTTCTTCTACCTCTTAATGGAAGGTATGGATTAAGCTGTTCGTCACCCATTGTAATAATAATTCCTTTTCTTCCACGATTTAAACAATCAAGCTTTGTATGGCGAGAACCGAAATACCATGCTGCTGTGTAGGATTCATAACTGTTTCCACCACCGCCAAACTCGAAATAAATCTTATCAAGCTGTTCAGCAATACGAATATCCGACTCAGACTGTGAAGCCTGGATTGGACAACTATCACAAGCTAAATCACCAATACCCATGATAAGGAACTCAACATCTGTAACCTTTTCATATAACTTAGTCATAATTACATTCAACTTCTTTGCTACCTCAACAGCAGACTCTCCCATGCTCCCTGTAACGTCTAAAGCGAGGATAACTGGGATTGTGTTTGGATGTTCCTCTGTATCACAGCACTCTCTAATAACATTCTTAGGATCAAGTGCAGAATCAATATTTCTTGCCTTAAACATATCCTGATTAGAATAAGAACCGCGAATCATACCATCCGTTGAAACACTCATGCCCTTTGTTGTTGAATAACTTACATAACTATCTCTTGTCCATGAACCACATCCCATATTACGCTTCCTCCTCTTCGTCTACTTCTGTATCATCGTCATCATTGCCACTCATATCAAAGTCGAACATTCCGTCAAACATATCACCCATATTTCCACCCATCATCATAAGTGGTAACATAGAACTCATTCCACCATTTCCGTTCATTATGCCAGTAGCACCGTTGTCACCTTTCATCATCTGAGAAAGCATCATATATTTGAAGATATTGTTTGTACCTTTCTTACCCTTGATAATGTCACTACCAAACATTGAAACAATCTTTCCATAAAAATATGTATTACCCATAAATACATGTCTTTCAGGAAGTACAGTTTCGATTGTTGAATCCTCATAATTGATTACTGTAATCTTTGTCTTATCCGCTTCAATAACGCATCTTGGCTTGCCATTTACAAGAATAATGTCACCCTTCTCTACCTTATTAGTTGGAATAATAAAGAAGAATTCCTCTCCAATATCAAATACAAAGTTACTACAGTTTGTGAGCTTGCCAGTCTTGATGTTATATGTCTTATAACCACCATTTGTCTTAACTGCAATTCCACCATTCATAGAAAGTCTACACATTCCACTTCCTACCTTACCAAACATACCATTTAAAAAATTGTTCATCATATTTATTTCCTCCTATGATATAAAATTATTGTTTACAATTACTTATTCTCTTAACTGCGACATTCTCATCACTTCTTCTTTGTCAGCTTCTGATAATGTCAATCCTGCTTTAATCCAAGCCTCTGTCTGTTCATCAATTTTCTTCTTATATCCACCTTGAATTATCCCATTTTCACTTAGCAACCTCTTACAATTCTCATACTGAATATCATTTGTCTCACGAGCATTTCTAAGATTACTTTCTAAGCAACGAATAATATCAATCAGTTCATCTTTCGTCATAGACTTTAATGTACTGTCTGAATATGTTTTTCTTCCATCACCTATTGGCATATAGTTATTCTCCTAATCTTTAGAAATCCCAATTCCACTTACATGAAAACTTGTAACTTTACCATCAACCATCTCAACACTTTCTTCTGTGCCGCCATGCCAAACAAGACCAACGCCTGTAATATACATACCATTTTCATCTTCAATCAATTCAACTTCTTGCGTTGCTCCAATAGGAAGAAACTGACCATCACTACACGGTATCTTAATTGGAATATCCTTTACATTTTTATAAGCATTTTTGATTGCATCCTTTGAATATATGACACCATTTAAATCTGGTTTATCTACTGGAATTGGAATTTTAAATGTTACTTCTATATTCTCTGTTCTCATGTACTTATTCTCCTATTCATCTTTGTCTATAATGAACCAATATAAAAAACTTAAAAGTGTAAAAATGATTCCAAGTATTTTATTTTCTGCTTGATATGAATACATCGTTACACCACTACAGAACCATACCAAAAGAAATGCGATTGCTTGTCTATAATACTTTTTCATTTCACACCTCCTATCTTCTCGGCTACTTTTGCTTCACATATTCCACAAATACAGCCATTTTTCTCATCATACTTTTCAAGTTCACTAATGAGATTACTACAACACCAGCTTGATTCATTAAGATAAAATTCAATCATGTCGTTATCCCAATCCGAAGGGAAGTCCATTGGAAGATTTATTGTCCACTGTATAGTTTTGGTCTGTCTATCTACCATATAGTTATTCTCCTATTCATAATCTTCTGGATGTTCTTTATAGTCATCTACTACACTTTTCATATAGCTAAAATAATCTCTTACAGAATCACTACTTTCAGAAAATCCACTTGTCACTTCGTATCCATTATCGAACACTGCAAAGGTTAAGAAACCTGAGCTATCTAGTCCTACTTCTATGTCACAGCCTTTATATTTACCCTTCATACTGTTATTCTCCATCTAATATTTCAACATCAATACAGAATAAATTATGTAAATTTTTAATCTGATCATCAGTTGGTTTCTTCCATGCCATTGTTTCATTAATATTAATCGTTACAGCACCACCACATAATTTAACCCTTGCAATAACTCTTGGATTACGATAAGCTACAACTTTTGGCATTGGAATACTACAATTTGTTTTTGGTAATTGTGTCATGTATTTATTCTCCAATTTCTATCTTCTGACCAATAAACTTCTGAAGCTGTTCATTTACATCATCAGGATAAGTTTTCACAACATAATCAGTGCAAACATGAATTTTTGTAATAATCTTATTCTCATCATACTCAATGCTTCCAAGTGTTCCACCTGGAATTCTGATAGGCAAACAATCATCCTCATAATCACAAAGCACATAATGCTTCCAGCATCCATTAGGATCAAGTCCAGCAAGCTTGTCCAATTCTGCTGTGATTTCACAATAATATTCATTCATTTTTGAATATCTTGAATTCGCATATTTGTTAATCAGCTTCATGATACAGTTCTCCTATTTCTTTTATGCTCTTTATATAAAGTATTTAATTCCTGCTCTAATTTCTTTTTCTCCATAGGATTCTTACAATACTTTATTCTCTTCTTAAGAGAAGATATATCTTGTTTCGGAGGTTCAAGGCATTCAATAGGAAAATTATCGCCAAAATGCATTTCATTAATTGTTTCAAGAAGCTTTGCAACTGGATCTTCTTGTACCTGTATTCTTAAGTCTTTATATTTTTGTTCAAGTTCATTTTGTGTTTGAGCTTCTATCATTGCACTTATCATTTTCCCTATTGCATCCATCTGCTTACTAGCTATTAAGACTTTTATATCGTCACTTATTTTTTCTAATTTATCATGTAATTCTGAAATATTAATCACCTCTTTGCATTTGAAAACCTTTCTTTCGTGTTTTCTAAAAATAAATCCTTATCAATGCTCCATCCACCACAATGACTCAATATTTCTTTTCTAGCATTTCTAAACTCATTCAAATGGTTTCTGAAATAATTAATTGCATCATTTTCGCATTGGAATTCATCATTATATTCCCAAAAGAAATGTCTTTGATTTATTGCAAAAAATGAATCTGTATCCAAACAATATGCTATAACCCATGTTGCGTATTTATCTGAAAAATTTTCATTACCTTTTAATTCTTGATACATATTCGCACCTCCATTCTTCACAATAAAGAAAAATTTCTTGCTATGATTCAAACTGATAATCTTTGTTACTTACAAATTTGTCAATTTTTCCATCTTTGATAAATACAAATTCTGCATAAAAATCATCTGTGTTTTCTGACATTGCACATGAAACATACTCATCAGATTCTTCATCATATTTTTCAAACCATCTCTCAACGCCATCATCAACTGTTGTATTTTTAAAAACAAAATATGGAAATTCATTTTCGTCAATTGACAAAATATCATTTGCTATTTCGGTAAATCTTTCAATAATATGTTCTCTTTTTAAAACTGGGATATTATCTTTTTCTGATACATCATAGGTATCATTTTGTTTTAAGAATTGCATAATAGAATCTGAAATAATTTGTTTATCAGATGTATGAAAAATCTGTTGGTTCGACATCTCCCAACAAACTCTATCAGGTGTGTTATCACATTTATTGATAGCTTTATTAGTTCTTGTCCATACATTATTTCCATCCATTCCAATAATTCCTTTTTTATATCCATACGGTGTTTGAATGTAGTCATGAATATATTTGTCTGGCAAGACTCTCCAAATTATAGGAGAAAAACACCACGAATTTTTATACTCTAATATTTCTTCTCCTGTATAATCTTTTCTTATTCCATAAATGCTACTGCTACTCATTTGTTCTCCTTTCTATCCTTAATCCAACCATCTGTTATCTAAATAGTAGAACCCAAATACCATTCCACCAATTAAAATCACCCAAAAGATCCAGAAAGCAATCATACCTGCATTAGACTGTAAATAGTCTACAGCATCATTGATATCCATATCTTTATAAAATTCCGTCTTATTGATTGTATGGTTATCTAACTTTGTAAAAATTGTTCCTGTATACTCTGTTTTGCTACCATAATAGACATATCTAACATGATAATCACCATCAATCGTATCAATATAATTCTCATATGGTTTATAAATTTGACCATAATCGAATTCAATTCCAAGAAAAGTTACTTTATCACAATGTTTGTTATCACTGTCATATAAATCCCAAGTCCAATATTCTTCTTCATGACTACCAGTAACATTGCCATCTTCGTCATATTCATATACTGTTCTTGTATGTCTTGTATAATGCTCCTCATCTTTGGATACGCTCATATATTCTCCACCAATTTCAGGATATGTAACTGTATCTACTGCTTTCAAATCACCATATACAAACGCATTACCAACATTTGTATCCATACCATATTGAAACATTTCTTGACTTTCTATCTTTACAGCTTTGTTATATTTTTCATTTTTATCCATTTGGTACTCTGAAATCTTCCCAGAAATCAGAATACCAACTAGAATCATTACTGCTATGATAGAAATACTTGCTAAAATTTCACGTTTTGTTATTTCAAAATCACCAAAATCAAAACTTTTTCTACCATATCTCATAGACTAATCCTCTTTGAACAAATCCTGTGGAGCATCAACTGGCGCATTGTAATCCAGATACTCATATTCCTGCACTTCGTATCCAAGCAATCCAAGGAAATATCTTATATGGAGCTTTCTTACATATCTCTTGTATTCCTTAACCTGCTTATTGTAATTGCTGCGATGCTCTGCAATCATATTCTCTGTCATAGATAACTCATTCATAAGAGTCTTATAGTTCTCATTGGACTTCAGCTCAGGATATGCTTCTGCAACTGCTGTAATAGCTGTTGTTACATTCTCAATATCTCCTGTTGTTCCACGACCATCGGCAACTGCTGTCAATGTATCAGCTTCATGTTTATCGTACTGTTTTACACAATCAGCAAGGTTATACACAAGGTCAACTCTTCGCTTTTCCTGTACCTTAATATCTGATGATGCTGTATTTACCTGCTCCTCAAGTGCAATAGCCTTATTCTGTAAACTCTGTACACCAAATACAATCATCAAAATAACTGCTAATACTCCTACGCCAATAATTACTGGCACTTTCCAATTTGTGTTTTTCATTTAAAATCTCCTTTATATGTATTATTTTTATTGATTACACTGTAATATTCTCTTATTTGTTGGGATTTACATAGCCGAATGGCTTAGATATAATTAAAAATTTCCGAATGAAAGATTGGTTTACTGTGACTCTCCTAAATCATTAAATTCTCTGCCTTCAATGATATTCTGGATACCTGTTTTACATTTTTCTAAAGCAAAAGCATATGCGTTATTATAGATAAGTTTGTCGTATTCTGCCGTTAGATTGGCGTATGCACTATCAATAGCTTCATCAATACCATCTATAAACCTGCAAAGTTTGTCAATTACTTCATTATTAACAAACGCTTCATCATATAGTTTTGCAGTCGCCCTCAAACCTCTTGATTTATTTGCATGTTCAAAAGCTCTCAATTCATCTTTTCCGAGCCATTTGATCCATGCACCGCAATCATCACAATAAAGTCCTGTATTATTACCTTTTACTTCAGTATGTAGTGAAATACTTCCACATTTCTTACAACAATTCTGATACATAATTTCACCTCCAGTATATTATTCTCAAAACTTACAAGTGTTACATGTCGAAAAGAATTTATCATAGTCTATACAGCATTGTGATCTATCATCATTTTTACCAGTCTCAACAGTCTCTTTTCCATCCATAATTGCACCACAATTAGGACAATATTTTGATTTCAACTTCTGATTCGCATAGTTCAGCTTATATACTTTTTTATTACAAACTGAGCAATATACACCTTCATTTGCACATTCATCTAATGCGTACCAATAACCATGTTTTCTACCATTTTCTTTTGCATCGTCTTTTATATTATCCATTGGAACTGTCATTGTTCCTGCTATAACATTTGCATTAAGAAACTTTGATAAAACATCTCCAAGTATTAATTCTACGTTATCTACAAGTATTTCATTACTTTGCTTATACAGTCTATGGTATTCTAACCATTCATTTATCGTATAAACCTCTATATTGGCTGATATACCCATTCTTTCTGCCATATCTAAAAGACTGTTTTTAGTATTCATTGTAGACGTAATAATTGGTTTTCCTGTTACATATGCTGTTGAAATAAGCATTGCCGTTTTACCAGTTCTACGTCCACGATTTATAATTCTCAATATTTTCACCTCCAATTTATTATTCTCCACTCACAATCTTATCAATAAATTCAATATCATTTGGTAATGGAGTTATGATTTTTCCATCTGGTAATTCCACAATGGCTACCGAATAGTTTCCTGCACCAGTTTCAAATTCTTCATAGCTACATCCCCACTCATGGAAATATCCAAGATCAAAAATCTGTTCTTGCCACATTCCATTTGTGTAAATATTTACTTTTCCTTTACATTTTCTCATATTTTTCACCTCCAATGTATTATTTCAAAATCCAAAGATATGTTGCTTTCATGTGAAGTTATCTATAATTCATTCTTCTCTCAACTTCCTTGTCATTTTCTTCATCGTTAAAATATTTGTAGGCGAGTGTCATAGGATAATCAGAATTCTTTGCTCTGTCGTACATCATAAATTCGCACCAATTAGGCTCTTTGTATCCATCTTTACTATCGTTGCACCAGCTTGGATCTTCAAACAAACCATCAAAAACGCTCTTAAATGAATACTTTTTCCTCTGAATGTTTCTATCCTTGATAATAGTTGACTTGTCATATCCTTTGATTTCTACAAGAACATCTTTACAGCCTACTCTCTTACAAAGCCGTACAAACCATTTCATAAATTCTCTATAAGTCTGTTCAAATTCTCTGTCTCTTAAAGCAGCATTTACAACAAGGATATATTCGTCCTGTGTTTGTAGCCATCCTCCACTACGACTCTTATGCCCATATCTATCTATTAAATTATTTGTCTCTTCGCCAAATTCATCACATGAACACGAACTGTTATAACCATTTTTCTGAATGATATATACATTCATGTCGCCCTCAGAACCTGTTACTCTTGGCAGATGATTTAGCACTGTTTCAAGAATATATCTCTTCTCAGGCTGTGTTCTACCCATAGGACTAACTGTTATCGTACCATTGATATAAGTCCAACTAGACATTTTTCTACCTCCTTGTTTTAATATTCTCTCTTTGTAACCAAATGAAACCTGAATTTACTGTTATTGCATATCATTTAATTCTTTATTAATATCTTTCTCAACTTCTCTTCTATACTTCTTTTTAAATAATCTACGATTCTTCTTTTTCATCTTTCTCCAACCATTGTGATTATTTGCCCAACAAGCATAATCATGAGAGAACCAAGATTGATGATTTTCAGAAAATTGTCGTCTTTTAATCTCTGATCTCATAAATCTCCTTTACTTATAATTTCCTAGTCCAACTTTGTAATCGTCTTTTACATCAATAGTAACTTCTCTCTGAAATTTTCCTTCTTTATCATACAAAGACAAGTAATATCTGTTGCCACGTTGCTCTAGTACAACATCTTCATTCTCGAATAATTCAATTCGTTTCTGTTTCTGAACCGATTTTTCCTCTATTCTGTCCAATACCATTTGCAAAGATATAGGATATAATTCTTCGAGAATACAACTAATATCATTGTCTAGCTGACCATCATCATTTGTATGTTTATCAATTACTCTAATCACATCGCTCTCATGTAATAGTCTGTCTGCCATCTTAATATTCTCCATTCCATTCATCTAACCAATAAAAACTGTCAATCTGCTTATCAAGTTTTCCAACCTGCTCTCTTAATTCAAATTCTTTCTTCTTACTATCTGTTCTCTGACACTTTTCCCATAATTTTTTACGCTGCTTAGTCAGTTCATTATACTTCTCAGAAATGTCAATCTCTTTTACAACTGAAATCCCAATCTTCTCTCCACAGTGAGGGCAGAACCGAATAGGATAATTGTCAGTCTGTTCCCATTCATCTTCGTATGATGTGATGACTTCTGTATGTGAAGTGCAGAAATGAGGAATAAAAATACCTTCATCTTTATATTCTCCACCAATGTCGTTTATATCTTCATCTGTAAATACAATAGCTTTATCATTCTGAATTTCATCACAGCAATATGTAAATGGTTTATACTTGTATGAGTGAGTATCATTGAATTTTAATTTAATTAACTCTATTTTCATTTTTTTCATTTTTTATTCTCCTAACAAAATTCATTCCACCAATCAAAAATTTTATGGATGTGCTGATAACCATTATGCAACTCACCTTTATATTTACGTATTTTCCTATTAGATAACTGTTTTAAATATTTACTTTTCTTACCACGATACAATCTCTGATAATATGGCTTTGGATTTTTAATATAACCAATACCCTTAATCCATATTTCATCCACATATCTGACAGGCGTTGGATAATAACCACCAACAGTTTCATATAAATATCTGAGGTGATTCTGATGTTTCAAATATCTCTCACGTTTATTTATTCTCTTTTTCTTAGAATGATTCTTATAATTTTCTTCGTCTTGTTCATACCAATCGCTACAATGACCAAAGGAATATACTTTACCACCAACTTTATCACACCAAACAAACTGTTCTGATTGATTGGCTCTATCTTCATCTGGATATTCACCATATACAGATTTATACATTTCTGTTCTTAATGTAAAATCTTCAATCCCATAAGGACAATCTCTGCATCTCATCGAATCACCTCTTGTATTTTATTCTTCTAATTTTCTTCCACACCAAGGACAATATGCAATATATTCTCGCTGATGAACAAATCCGTCATCATACTCATCCCATTCAGATGTTTCAATATCCAAATAATATTCATTCGTTAATGGATCAACATATATCCGATTGTCAGGTGAGTCATAATCACAACGGTTACACATAATTATTCTCCATCCTTTTTATTTTCAGTGGTATTCTGACTGCAAAATCCATCAACAAAAATTTTAAAATTAGTATATAAATCCTCAATCGAATCAGCCACCATACTTGTACAAGGGTTGCTCATGAATAAGCTATACTGCTTGTTCTTATCTAATCCATTAGCGTCCATATATTGTGAAAATGCGTCCAAGCATGTTCTTAGATAATTACACGCTGAAGCATATGTTTCAAACATATATGCCGTTTCTACTCCAAACATATATTCTTTTTTCTGTTTGTCATATATAATATCTATATCATTCATGGTATACATATTGGCTTCATGACCAGATAAATCATCCCAGCTTGTTATTCCCCAAATGAATTTCCAATCATCTGTTTCTATACAGCAATCTCCATATTTCTTATCCATTGCTTCATTATATTTTTCTTCTTTTTTATATGCTCTCTCAGTACACCAATAATCAATTTGCTTGAATGGAAAAAGTTCAACGATTTTACCATAATATATATTTGATAATGAGTTACATTTACCAATTGGATAACCAAATTCATCTTTCTCCCAACTGTCCATACAAGCATAATCATGATTCTTGTTAAGTTTTCTATATTTGCAAAAAATACAACTATATTTTTCTAATAGTTTCATAAATATTTATTCTCCGCTCTTAATGATTTCTTCTAATGTTCTTGGTGTATAGTTCATATAACTTTTCATACATCCGACATTCCACATATTGCATGGCTTATCATATAAAGCTGTCATCTGATACTTGACTTGCTGCATCATATTATCTTCAAAACCTGTATGTACATGACCGTAGAGATGATAGCTTCCGTAATAATGATTCTTAAAGCATGGAATTGGATAATGGCATAGAACTACAATCTTACCATCACCAATATCAAGCTCCTTGTAATCGGTAATTTCGCAAAATCTACTCTGTAATTCTCTGTTCTTTAGCAACTTACCATCATGATTGCCCTTGATTAGATGTATATTTCCATTCAGATTGTTAAAAATTTCAATAGTTTTTGTTGTGTTGTACCACGAAATATCTCCAAGCAAGTATACATCATCATCAATTCCGACTGTGTTATTCCAATTTTTGATAATCGTTTCGTCATTCTCTTCAATTGATTTAAAAGGTCGATTATCAAAAGCCATACAATTTTTATGTCCAAAATGCAAATCTGATATAAAGTAGTTCATAATTTATTTTCCGAAAATAATCTTCTTAGCCCAGCTCATAGTTGCAGAACCACACATCTTACCAAAGAATTCACCAGCCTCAACAACTAATTCATTCTCTTCTTTTACACAATCCTCAAAAATTCTCTTAGGTAAATTCTGTGCAACAATTCTCATGTCTTGTGGCTCAATCTTTTGAGGTAAAACACCTTCATCAATCATCTTGTATAATTCTTTTTGAACACGATTCTTTGTGACAATCTGCTCTACAATCTCAGAAGCCTTTGCTTTAGCTGCTAATTTCTGAGGATCTTCTATTTTCTGTCTATGATTATCTTTCTTAATTTCACTGAACTGTGAATTTACAATCTTTAATACAAATGGAGTTCGTGAGTTTGGATTGTTAAGTTCTGTCTGATTCTTAACAACAATTCCTTCAGGAACATCAACTGCAATATCTGACTTGTGCATAAACGACATGCAATGCTCCCAAGAGACAAACTCACCATCATAAAATGTCTGTACATATCTCAAATTCAACTCATCAGCGAGTTTCTTAATCTCTGACTGTGGTAGATAACACTCATTTTCCTTATCATATACATCATAAAAATAAAATTTCTTATATGCGTCCTGAATATACTTAATAGTATGAGAAGTCAACCACTCCCCAAAGAATACATAGTTTGGATATTTTGAAAATGGTTCGACTGCTAATGTCTGTACCCAATTCCAAAATCCATTTAATGTATTGTTGTAATCAAGAGTCTGTCTTCTTGAAAATGCAACTAATTTATTTATTTCCTTATCATATGCAATAGCCGAATTACTTCCGTCTACTTTTTCTTGAATTACAATATGATCTCCTACATGAAATCCACCTGTATTTGCTACTGTTAATTCCGTATCTTCTTTGATACGTGATATGTCCATAAATTTCTTCTGATCCAAGTTCCTCTTACCTTAGTAAGTAGTGCGCACTTTATCCTATAGGAACTTTTCTATTTTTCCTTTCTTTTTTAATCTTCTAATTTGTTACCTTTTGCTTCATTGCAAAGCTTACACATTGTTTGATAGTTACTAATATCATCAATACCACCTTTTGAGCGTGGTATAATATGATCTTTTGTCATTAAAATTTCATTGCCATTATCATCAACTGCATATAAATTCAGATGATAACTCTTATCCTGTAAATGTCTTTCTTTTGCAAAATATTTTCCTTCAATTCCACAAACTACACATTTACAACCTTTAGTAAAAAATGTTTGGTATCTTTGGCTATTGCCCTTAATCAAATCTCCGTCAAAATCAACTTTTGCAAGTTTTTTATCTTTCTCAAATAAAACATCTTTAACCTTATCTCTGGCTTCTTCTATTGAATAGATTTCTTTCCTAAGTAATTTTGTAGGATTAAAATCTTTTAAAAGCGTTTTTACTTCACCTAATTTAAAACATTTTTCAAATAGCGGTTGCTTGTGCCAAGTTACGGATAATAATTCCGTATCTTTTGTAGGTGACATTGGATTATTGTTCTTAGGGAAATCGGTTTCTAAAAAATCTCGTATTGTCTCGAACCTCAAAGACAATACCTTATCATCGACTTTGTATTGGATTTTAAATTTTTTATCTTTTCTTCGCATAAAACATATCTCCTTATAATTTATTGTCACCTATATATTCTCTCTTTGTCATTCAAAAACTCAAAGGAAATGCTTCTTTATTGAGATTGTTTCTTAGTAGCTTCTTTCAAAAATTTTTCCATACTATCAGCATCTTTATCTGTGAATTTTCTTAGTTTTTCATAACATTTTCCTGTCATCATAAGTGTATTATTCACTAGAAGTATTTTCGTGTTATCTGGTATAATTTTTATGCCGTATCTTTTCAACCACTTCTTGTTAATACGCTTTTTCTTGTGAGTTCTTCTTTGAACATCTTTAGTGATATACTCAGTTATGAGGATTTTATAACCTAAACCTTCAATTGTTTGTATATTCATTTATTCTCCCATCTGATCTACAATACTCTGTAACTTATCAACATATATCTGAGCGTCCTTTTTATGTTTAAGTTGCTTAATATCAGCAGGTACAAAAGCTAACTTTAATTCACCAAAAACATCATTATTCGAACAAACTTTCATAAACTGGCACATAGTTTCAGCATCAACCCGATCTAAATCTGGCTGAAAACAAATCACATCACCCTTCTGTGGATGCAGTTTTCTAACCTTAATAAGCGTCTGTTTAAATAATTTCTTTTTCTGTCTCTTATTCATTTTTGTAATATTCTCCATTCCATAAATCTACAATTACGGCATACTCCCAAACTGATTAAAATGTATTCCACACTCTTATATACTCCAATATCCAACTGTCGTATTTATTTTCTTTAATCAATTGCTGATATAAATTTATCCATCCTTGTGCAGAAAGACCTTCGTACTTCCAAACGCATTCTTTCCAATGTCTGTGTACAAAATGACCTCTTGTTTTTAACTCAATGCATTTCACACATTTATCGTATAATTTCTTGGAATACCAATTCGATCTACTTCTATTCCAGCCATCTATAAATGCTTCAGTCGGATCATACCTACTTCTCATATCAGTAAGAGTTCTGTCGTATAATTCAGTTTTTGCATTGTATAAACAATGAAGCAAAAAGTAGATGTCTTCATAATTATTTTTAAACTCCCATTCTTCAATATTTAAATTCCAATATATTTTTCTCACCTACTTTCATGACCAAAAGAAACGTGGTTTTCTTACTGGTTTACTCTCCTAACGGTCTTTCATATGTAACCAACTTCTCAACAATCAGATCCTTTGGAAGTAAATCTCTACAGAAATATGCTGTTGCAAATGGACTACCCTTTACTACAGAGTCCATATGCTCTTTATTGTGATAGCAAATTCTTGCATCAAAACTAAGAATCTGAATACCATCTTTGAAATATTTATATCTTGTTTTACCTTGTAGGGAATTAAGCGGTAGAAGAACCGCAAATGGTTTGTTAAATGAATAGAGTCTTTCTAAGATTTTATCTTTGATTGAAAAGGGTGGATTGCTAACTATGATATCCCATTTCTCAGGTTCATACTCGAAAAAATTCTGACCTTCGGCTAATGAGCTTCTGACTACATTGTATCCTTCTTCTTTTAATCTGTTGTAGAAAGCAGACCAGTTTTCATCAAATGGACACCATATAATTTTATCCTTTGGAAGATATTTAATAATGTGATCTGTTGCGTAATAGGGCGTGTATAACTCATTATCTTCCTTATCTGATGTTAAATATCCAATATTTAATGCCAATATTTGTTCACCGATAGTAGCTGCGCAGCTTTACTCACATGTGAACGTTTATCCTTTCCTTAATTTGTAATTACATTGCTATATTCTCTTTTTGTCTTGAATATTGTATAGTTTTCGTGACAAGCCAAGAAACCAAAATTTCTTCTTAACTTAAAATCTGTATGATTAAATTAATCAAATTAATTGCAACTGCAAATAATGAAAATCCAAGAGCATAACATGAAGTCCACAAATTCTTCTTTTTAAGCCATTCCTGTATATAAATCAAGTGGCTCATTATTATCTCTACAAGTCTTTATAAAATTACTCAATTCATCTATAATCCAATGCTGAATTGGAATCCATTTTTCATCTGTTTCATCTTCTGGTTATCCTAATCTCTAAGGTCTATGACCTGTTAATGCTACTCTCATATTCTCTCCTTTAATCAGTTAATATCAAATGTATATACTGTCCTACATGACTGCCAAACTCTTCTTTTAAATCGTGACCACCAATCACAAGTACATCAATATAAAACCCTGTGATTGTCCATTCAGAATATCCAGTATAATGCCCTTGTGTTAGTAAATTTCCTGTAAGCATATAACTGTCAAAGTTCATCTGTGCTTCTTCTAAGGTACATTTTTCATCAGAAAACCAACAGCATAGATTCGCATTTGAAATCATTGTGATTTTCTCACCAAGTCCTCTGTTTATATATGTATAATTAAAATAATTCATAATAGATTCTGTTATTGATTCATAGTAATCATCAATTTCTTCAGCTAATCCTAAATTTCCTTCGCTATTACGTCCTATCCATCCTTGTAATATTAATTCCATTTTTCACCTCACACTTAATTATTCTCCATTTAATTTTCACAATCTAATGAAAGACAGCTTTATTGTTAAATTTGACACCCCAAAAGCCTTATTTTTAGGCACTTTTTAAAGCTCAATTTTTCTCAATTCTATATTTGAATGACAATGGGCAGCCTAAACCTAATTCGCCACCCAAACATGGATAGTCATTCTCATCATCAGTCATAAGACTGCAACCATATTCACAATATCCAGTGTCGCTTTCATAGTATGTCGTTTCACAGTAGTCGCAGTCTTCATAATTGTTTTCGTAGATTTCTTCTTCCATAAGCTATACCTGCTTGTCTGCAATACACTTAATATTATTCTCTATCTGTCTGTAAGTTTCATTTGCACCAAGAATATTAAGCACTGCATTTGATAACATACTCTTCGTTGAATTATCAAAAGTCTCTTTCATCGTCTTATTAACCTGTTTACGAATATCATCCATGAATTTATCAAGATCTTTTTTAATCATGTCATCAAAATCAAACTGTCTGTTGATATATTCCTCAAACGATACATTTTCAAAATCATCACTATATGAACTTGTGTGTCCTTTCTTCTTAGCTCTAAGCTTTTTAGAATCAAGTCTTTCTTTTAATTCCTTCTTAATATACTGTTCTACTGTATATTCCTTTTCTTCTGTATCGTCCCAATAATCTCCACCAACTTTGATTTTGGTATTTGCTATGTATTCATCAACAAAACGCTGAAAATTCTCAGATACCTCATCTGCAATTACTTTCTTAGAAAGATCGTCTGCCACCTTTCTAACAGTTCCTTCAATCTGTTCTTTAACAATGTTCTCAATGTTTTTCTCCATTGTTGTCTGAACAAGTGTTTCTAAGTTTTCCATATCAATCGTTACTTTCATATAATTATTCTCCTTTTCTTAAAATGAAATGAAATGCGAGTTCATTTGAATTAAATCTCAAATAACTTTTCTACTGCTTTTTCACCTGTAACTCTATCTGACTTCTGCAACACTTTACGTTCTTTCTGCCAAATACATTTAAAATCATCAGGCATATTATATTCACTTATTAACACTATATTATTCTCTGAAAGTTTACGAAGAAAATCGTAAAAAGAATCGTAGTCAATTGACTGTTTAGAATACTGTTTTGTATCTTTGTAAGGTGGATCAAAATAAAATACGCAGTTTTTATAATCTGAGAAATTCTGATAATCACAGCACGTTATTTCAATATCTTTTAATAATGGAGAATCTTCTTTCAAATTTTTGACTCTTTCCTGATAGATATTACGTTTACCAGTTTTATCCTTGCCCCAACCACCATCGAAGTATCTACCACCATACGAACCACAATATCCAATTAATGCTGTATACTCTTTGGAGTATTTACCAGTTTCTAATTTTCTATTCTCTCTTACTTCTGCATAATGTTCAAAATTACAGTCTGTTGGTGCAATAGAAAGAGTTGAATCAGATTTTACATACTGCAACAATGCTATCAATTCATCATTTACATCTGCTGCAATTCTGTTATCACATTGAATTTTTTCAATAATCGAACAACTACCACACATAGGTTCTATGTAAGTTTTAATATTATTATCATCAATATACTTCTGAATAATCGGCACTAAAAATTTTGCCAACCTGTTTTTACTTCCTTGATATACCATTTAATTACTTGGAGTAAGGAATTCCTTCTTGTGTACACGAACCTCGTCTCCTTTCATTATTTTTATTTTTAATAAAATGCTTCCGACATTGAATCTTCAAGTCTTACAAGATTCGCTACTTCCTTATCAGACATAGAATTAATTTCTTCGGTCGAAAAAGTCTCTTTGATTGCAAAATATGAATTATACCAATTTTCATCACATCCCATACTGTTTCTCGCTGTGGTCAATACTGGTTTCTTAATATATTCTAATAATTTTTCTTTCTCAGTCATTACATGCTCCTTTCAATGTATTATTCTTTTAATAGATCTCTGTCCATTCACTAATTTCTACTTTATTATCAGAATAGCCAGATAAGCTCCATTCATTGTCGTTATATACTACTTTCCACATATCTCCATATGGATTACCTTTAATTTTGCCATAATATAATCCTGAACATGGTGGTAATTCTTCCTCTGTTTTTCTCCAAATTGGCTTCTCATATACTTTATTAATATCGTCTACTGCTTTTGCCAAACCTGTCATCGTATTTGTAAAATAATTTTCTTCATGCTTGATCATATTATTAAAATAATCCTCCATAATGTTTAATAGATTTTTTGTAAACTCTTCAGATATATCATTCATTCCAAGTATGTAATCACGATTGATCTTAAAAGAAATTCCAAGTCCAATAAATGCTCCCACACAAAGTCCTAATAATCCAATTAATACTGTTAAATAAATATCCATATTTGACCTCTCTTTCTTATCATCCGAAGGAAACTTCGGATTCTTGTGCTTACTTTTTATCTGTAATCTCAAATGGTACAATTGACTCTGGAATATAATTAACCTCATACTTGTACTTATTCACTTCAGCACCACCTAAATCCTCAATGACATACATCGTATCTTCATTTAGTCCAATAATATGTCTCTTATATGTACCATCTTCCATCTCTACAACAAGTGTCACCTGATCATCTGTTGCATCCTCTCTACTAAATGCACCAATCATTTCAAACTCAACCTTATCAGTACGAGTGTTGATTACTGCAAATCTTCTAAGAACATTAAAGTTCTCGGCTTCCTGTTTCATATTATATGTAACCTTTTTTGATTCGGTTTCGAAAACACATCCAGTTAATGATGTTGCTACCATTCCAATTGCTAACATTACTACTAAAATTTTCTTTTTCATATAATTTACTCCTTACTATCTCAAAATCTTACTTAATCTCTTCACAACTTCTTCGCAAAATCTGTACAAACAAGTCTTCTTAAATGCTATTCTCAAATCATCAACAGCTTGTCTATATTGCTGACGTAATTCGTTGTCTATCATATTATTCTCCGAACATTCATTATTGTTATGCCCATTTACACCATATAAAGGATTTGAACCTAGTACAGCCCCACTGACGCATAAATCACTATCTAGTATCCACATTTATGCCGTTGTCAATCTGAATTGAACAGCCCTACAGTAATGAATAATCCTAATCAATATCAGCAATGCTTTCTACAAAGCAGTTATAATAGACATATCTCTTGCCATTGAAATCAAATTTGACATATCCTCCATCATTTGTATCAATATCAATCTTGCCCTCATATGTTGCAAGTTCTTTACCATCTGCCGTATATACAGTAATTGTTCTCTGCATACCACCATTTACATCACTTTTCATATCTGTTACCATTCTGTCCCATGACGCACATCCAGTCATTCCAAAACACAATGTTAATCCTAATACAACTGCTAAAATTTTCTTCTTCATATGATTTATTCGTCCTCCTTTAACACAAGAATTGCTTTATAATATCTACTATTACATGAGCTGGACTCTACTTTATATCCAGCATCTAAATAATCATCCATAGCATTCTCAAAATCATTGCTATTTTCCATTTCTAAAATTACACATTTCTTCATATGATTTATTCTCCCAATTCTTTCAGTGCATTAACAAGTTCAGCGAGTCTTGGATTCTCAGGATGCTCCTTTGCCATCTTTTTATATAAAGCAATATTATTCATCTTTTCAATCTCAGACCTTAACTCTTTCTCAATAGAAGCTTTCTGCTTTGCAATTTCTTTCTGACGATTTTCCTCATCAATTCTTGCATTGTATGCGTTCATATTAACTACACCAACAACCTGAGCTGTCACACCTTTGCCATACTCTTCGACTGTCTTAATTTCTTTTAAAATTCCAAGAACTCTATTGCCTTTCCCTCTTGCATTTACAACCAGATACAACGGATGATTGGTATCATACTTAAGAATTTCATTAATATCTTTATCATATAAAGCAAATCCATAATCTTTCTTATTATAATCATCTACTAAATTTACAATCGCCACGTTACTAAATCCTGTCATTTTATTATCCTCACTTTCAACTTTTTCTACTGATAAAACGTTATATCCTTGTTTTCTATTCTTTAATTGAACCATAACATATTTCTGTGTACCTATATTATATGTATCTATAACAACTCCAGTTTGTCCCTTGCTGTTACAAGAACTTTTTATTATAACTTTGTCATTTATCTGAATATTCCTCATAGGCTGCACCTCCTATTATTTTTATTTTCCTAACTGTTCTAAGAACTCATTGCCACAATCACAAAATTCTCTAATCATAGACTTCATTAATCCCCATGACATACCAGAATGTCCCTGATTTTTCATAATTTCAATCCCATCTTGGATAGATTTTTCTTTAACAGTTTTGATAATATCTAAGCATTGACCAAGTTCCATTCCCCTGTATAGATCATTAAGCCGAATAGGAACACATTTATCCCACATATCCCATTTATCTTTAGATAAAACCTTATGACCTTCTTCTATCCAATACTTTGATAATTCAGGGATTTTTCTTTTGTGTTCTTCCTCTTCACGAATTAATCTTTGACGACTTTCTTCTTGCTCTTTATTAAATTCGTCAAAAGTTTTACCTATACAAAGCATATAAGCATCATCTAAAGACATATCAGATGTTAGTTTATTCTCATTGAATTCACCGCAATATTTATTTCCATCCTTTGCTCTTTCGTGCAATTCCTTTACAGCTCGTTCAATAGTCCAGCCACAACAAAAATCAATCTCTCTATATTCCATATTGTTTACCTCCTACCACATTATTCTCCTTCTGACTCAAAGGTATCATTTACAATTTTTTGACAATTTTCAATTACCCTACAAATCAATCTCTTTCCATCATCGCTAAAATAATCATTATTTTTCTGTTGATTATAATAATCTTCAAGTTTGTTATTAGCTGATCTAATTATTTCTTCTAATGAAGATAACTTGTCTTCCAAAATATGAATTTCTTTCCACTTTTCATTTAGATCGCTTTCTAACATTTTGCAATAATTTTCAAAATCCATAACCTTCCTCCATTTCTCAAGAAATCTATGTTTCTTGGTAAAAATATTACTATATATAGTGTCTATATTTTCTATAAACACTATATATAGTAATTCATTTACGCCTGATACACAAAACTTGGCATTGGCTGTAATTTAAACAGATTTTTCTCATGCATTGAATCAATCTTAGTTTTTACTTCCTCACTTGGCTCAATTCCATCTCTGATATATGCGTCTAATTCAGCATAAGTAAATCCAAGATTATCTTCATCCGTCTTGCCGCAAAGACCGTCAGTAGGTGTCTTGTCAACTAATTCTGATGGGAGTCCTAACTCACGACCAATAGCCTTAACCTCTGTTACTGTAAGCTGAGATAACGGACTGAAATCACCAGCAGCGTCACCATATCTTGTGGCGTAACCCACCCAATCTTCTGAAAGATTACACGTATTTGCAACTCGACCATTTACTGTCTGTGATACTGCATAAAGCGTAGTCATACGAATACGAGCAGGGAGATTTGTAGAAGTCTGTTTTGACCAACGATCTCCCAACTGTGGTTTAATCTCATGCTTTAAAGTGCGAACTGTATTGCCTATATTTACAACACAACTGTCGATTCCAAGATGGTCTACAAGCATTCGAGAATAATCAATATCTGGCTGTTCTCCCTGTGGCATTAATACACCAAAAACTCTATCCTTACCAAGAGCTTCTACACATAATGCCGCCACAACGCTTGAATCCTTACCACCCGAGATACCAACGACTGCCATACAGTCTTTACCATTCTTCTCAAAGAAATCCTTAATCCACTGAACGCAATCATTAGTTGCTTTCTTTACATCAAAATTACTCATGTCTAATCTCCTCTCTAACTCTCATAAGAATTTTTCCTAAATTATTTTCTCCAGAACCATTCACTGTGCCCCAAATTTTATCACCCCAAGTATTACCTTCTTCGAGATGCTGATTATCAGTCTCAAGTAACTTTGTTTTGAGGTCTAAATTTTGAGTAAATTTTGCTTTTACAATTTCGTACATAACGTTGTACTTCGCCTCTTCCCAATCAGATCGAAGCTGAACTCTTCTGCCAAGTTTCTTTGCAGATGATGGATCTAAATTCGTGAAACATTCTCTATCTGAAAAAGTTTTTGCTGATTGAAAAGCGGCTTCATTATTCAAATATGTAAGTCCTTCATATGTAACAGGAGAAGAGTAAAAGTTGCTTAAAAAATAATATTTACCTCTAAATTCATTTATCATCCTTTGTCAAGCCTCCATAATTCAACATTGCAATCATAAAAAATATTCTCTATCATTTGATGTACTTCCTCCCAATTTGCACCGCCACGAACACATCCAATTTTATATGGCATTGCAATACTCATATTTTCCAAAACTGCATATGATTTCAAATTTTCAAAACATTTTCTTAAAGCATTAATATCTGTATACTGTTTTCCGTCATAGCCATATGATTTTTGTGCAAATAAATTTGCATATATTCTTGCGTCAATATTAGACTGAAAATATCTAACAGAACCCAATAATTGTTCAGGTGTATTAATCGAACAAAAACTATGATAATCTTTATATACTTGCGCATCATAATCACGGATCGCTTTTGCAACACCAGAATTAAAAGCACCTTTGCAATTAACCTGGTGCGCAATAATATCAGTGTTCGAAGTGAGCAAGTCTCCATCAATAATTTTAATCATTACTTACCTCCGTACATTCTGTTTCTGATATCCGCAAATGTATCTTCTCTTACTAACTCTCCATCTTTAAATACGGTAGTAAGTAAACTGTTATCACTCATTTCAAGTAACTGATCTTGACACTTTAATTCACCGTTATCATCGTATACTCTACAACATCCTTTATGAGATTTCTTTAAGTGACTCGTATCTGTCTTAGGATCTTTGAAAATCATTAACTTCTTGCCATCAATTACTCCATATGTAGCTTTCATTGCAATACCAAAAGTATCTCTTGTAACAACAATCATCTTGCCATTTTCAACGATTGCAGTGAAGCAAAAAGCTCCTACACCATAAGCAATATTATTAGCTGCGAAACCACGCTTTTCTAATTCTTTCCAAATAGTTTCTACATTAGAAAGTGTGCAACCATCACCATAAATAATACCGATATGCGGATTTAATACCTTATAACCTTTACCATTTACAGAACCACCAAAAATCTCCCATAACCTTTCAACTGTCTTAACTGAAATCTCTACAATATCACCACTATCAGGACGAACCAAGAGCTTTCCATTATGATTCATAATCTCTTCTTTACACTGTGGAAGAATATTATTTACCATATTCCAATAATCATAAGTATCCGAAACCATACTAAATGATGTATTTGGATATAATTCTGTAAGCAATCTTTTAACAAATGTAATCTCATCACCATCAATTGAGTAGTTTGCTCCCATTACGGAATGCTCTGTTGAGACTGCACCAATTCCAATGTCATTATTCTTACAATCAGCATTGTAATATTTATCAATATATGTAATGGCAGGAATGGTTGAAGTCTTATTAAAAGACAATAACCATGAAGCAGAACATCTTGTAGCTTCATCCATACAAGACATACCTCTCATACCGAAATCAGCACAAGCCATATTGCCAGGTAAACCGTCTGTTGTTTTGTCATACCAATAATCTGCAATCTCACGATACATATGACCAATAGTTGCATGACAACAAGGTTTCCATAACTCAACCTGAAGAATACATTCAATCCACTGAACAAGCCATGCAAACTTGTCATCTGTATTGGTAATTTCAATACAAGGAACTCCCATTGGTACAAGTGTTCCTTCTGGTAAAGCTCTAATCTCAAGTGGAAGATAACCAAGTCTGTGAAGTTCCACAATCTTTTCTAAATCGTAATTATCTCTACCAATCTGTACGTCCATTGAATCTGTATAAAGAGATAACATCTCATCTTCTGATAATTCAAAGAAATTCTTCTGAAAATATCCCATTAGATATTCTTTAATAAAAGCCTGTAATCCGAAGAAAACCATATGATTCTGATTCTCTAACATTGATTTACGGGGCACCCAATATGAAACTAACTTAGTTAATCCCTTTGGATACATACGATCATGACACTGCTTATAAGTATCACTAAGTAATAAAGCCATTGTGTTATCCATAATTTTAAACCTCCATAACTGTAATCTTTTCATGCTTGCCAGTAAAAATACTGTTTGTTGTGAATAATGCTCTCACTGTATTATTCTCCAAAGACTTAATCAACGTGCCCTTTTCTTTATCAAGAATTGAATTTTCTGTATGTGTTGCATAAGCATAAATCTCATTTACACCAATCTTCTTTAATTCTTCTGCGCTATAATAAAGAGAACCGCCATATGCAATAATGTCGTCAATCATCAATACTGCCTTATTTGTTAAGTCAATTCCATTTGTTTTAATATCTAAGCCAAGGATTTTTCCAGTTTTCCAATCACGTTTCTTCTCTCCATAACAGTATGGAATTTCAGGAAACAAATCAGAATATCTCTTAGCTGCACCTGCATCTGGGAAATATAATACAAGATTTCTCATTCCAACAATTCTAATTGCATTGTCAATAAATTCTTTTGAGGTAAAATTATTGCATTTATCCAATAAAGCAGTAGATACATCACTATGATTATCCAATGTTGTAACCGACTTAAAATGCAGAGAATTAATGACATTACAAAAGTATCTTAATGTGAATACTTCACCAAAATTCTTTGTTCTATCCATACGACCATTAGGAACATATGGCATTTTAAGATATGATTTTCTTCCATGTTCATCTAACCAACCTTTAATCATGATTAGATACATAAGTTCATCATTGCTCTCGTAATACCAAGTGACAGTGACATACATATTTTTTCCAAGCTGTTCATTGTCAATGTTAATTCTTGGTGTTCCATCAGGGAATTTCTCAATCTTAACTTCATATTTATCAATTTTAATCATTGGCTTACTCTCCAATCTTTCTATATTCTGTGTACACCTTATTTTCGCAGTAGTATAAGTTGTAATCGCATTGTTCGATATACCACCACAACTTCTTATGTCCTTCTATTAAATATTCTCTACAATAATCAGTTTCTTCATAATGATTATCAACCATCTGTCTGAAACTCAATTCATCAATCTCATTTGAATTGTGACAATATACTGCTATTCTATTTATCAAATCCTCTGTGAAACTTTTCGTGACTACGAATACGACTCTTACGATTTTATGACAAGTACGCTTAATAGACTTTAACTGTTCAAAATCGTGTAAATGATATACAACTCTGTCAAAGTAAGGATATGGTGCAGACTTCACATTTGGCATACTTGTATGTAATTCTGTCTTAACTTTTCCTAATGTAATATCAAAAAACTTTTTATACCACTCAATGTTATTCTCTAAATTCCATAATGGATCTCCACCACCAGATATTGATACCCAATTACATTGATTTTTCTTAATCTCCTCTTCCAAAGAGTTCAATCCATCAATCGTACTCTTTGGAATCTGAAGATTATTATTCTTTACAATGCAATATGGACATGAATAGTGGCATCCAAAATTGGTTATCACACTCATGTACTTATCCATATTTTATTCTCCAATCACTTCAATCTGACACATCTTCATAGTTGCTAATGCAGCCTTGTGAGTATCAGGTGTCACACCTGCGCAACAGCTTGCATCTACTGTAATATCAATCTCAGGATAAGTTGCTCTAATAATAAGTGCATTTGAAACCACACAGATATCGGTGCATAATCCGCAAATCTCAACGCTTTCAAATCCAAAGTCCTTCCAGTTTAACCAACCGAATGTAGACTTATCAATCAGAATATCATTCTCAATATCAAAATCTAACTTATTGGAAATCTGCCAACCAATAGTATTCTTTACACAGTGAGTAACAGGAAGATGCTTACCCTCATATGTTTCCAAATAATTCTCAGGATGTGTGTCTCTTGTAAAGATTACCTGTTTACCAGCATCCTTGTACTCCTTAATTTTCTTTGCTACATTTGATACAATTGCCTGTGCTTCCTTTGTGCCAAGTGTTCCATCAATAAAATCATTCTGCATGTCTACAACAATTAATGTTTCTCTCATTTTGTTACCTCTTTTCTTTGTTCTTTCATTACCAAATGGCTAACGTTTACTGCTTCTCTCATAGCTTCTGCAAACTCATAAGCACAATCAGAAGTAAATCTTTCCTGCACTTTTGCAATATCATTTGTATCAATTTCACTATGAATCCTTGCGTCAATAATATATTTTCCGTCTTTACATTGAATATCTATCATTTACTTATTCTCCTAACCAAACTTCTTTTTATAATCTTCCTCTTGTAATTTTACACTCATATAATGTTCCCATTGACCAAGATCTTCACCTTTGATTTCTTTAATCGGTATTTCTCGCTTTTTATAGAATCTACAATCTGTACACTCATCAGATAAATTTCCACACTCGTCAATTTTTTGATCATAATCTCCACTTGCACCAAAAGGACACCAAGAACCTTTTGAATTATCATCCCAAACAACATTTGCAACATACTCACAAGTCGTAAATTTATTATTGTAGGCTTCCATATCTTTTGGCGAATACAAACCATATTCTTTGCATTTTTCATGTGGAAGTTCATCTAATTCATAATCTATCCAATCTTGTGAATCCATTTGCCAACCTCTATTATCAAACTTATTCTCAAATAATTCCTGACTTTCTAACGGAAGACTCCTAATTAAGTCCCAGATTTTATCTTCATATTGATAAGTCTCTACATAATCATCCATTACTTCCTTTTCATTGAACCATTCGTCATATTCTGGTCTATCGCATTCATCACAACACTGAAATTTTGTGTCCATATCATCAAAAGAACTACCATAACCTCTATATGTAATGTAATATATATGAGTTGCTTTATTTTTTAAGCATTTCATACAAATTGTTTCATCTTTAATTGCTACAATTCCTTTAGAATTCATATGTATATTCTCTCCTTTCATCGCAAGAAATTCTGCTTTCCTGTGAATTTCATATTATGTTATTCTCTGTTAAAACTTCATAAAACTGAAAATATGTGCTATAACATCAACAGTCCATCCGTTGCCGATTGCTTCAAATCTTCTTGTTTTAGGCATTGCTTTTACATTGCCACTTTCATCCATTCCAAATTCTGTATAATTGTCTGGAAGTGTTTGAAGTCGTTCAATCTCTAATGGGCATGTTTTCTTATATTTTTCTCTACCAAGCCAAACATTAAATTTTGTTTCTGTTCTACAACGTGGTACTGTTGGAGCTTTCTTATCTAAAAAGTACAGCCTGTCCTGCTGCGAATAATGACCTTTGCCACCAAGATCATATTTTATGTAATTCTCACACTTAATCATTGTGTTCCTAATTCTGTCATCAAAATATTTAACTAAATCTGGATCGTCACAAATAACATCTTTCACTAATAATCCTTTATCATCAGGAAGTGTGATATTTGGTATGTTCGTCCAATACAAACGTTTTCTTCTCTGAGCTGATAATAATTGACTATCAATCATAATTGGTTGTACACCCAATTCCTCACTAATAGCGTCTTGAATCTCATCAGCCATTCCATAATTGTTTTCATAAAGGAAATATTTTGGATTTGTGTTATTCTTTGCTTCCACAAATTTCTGAAACAGTTTCCAACCTTCACCTTCTGTATCAATTTCTCTCTTCAATTTTGCTGTTTTGTTACACTTGGCTTTTGACCAGAACTGGCAAGGCGAACCGCCCATTAATAGATCGACTCCATTAAAATCCTTGAAGTCGGTAGAAAATACGTCACCATATCTTTTGATATCAGGATAATTGTACCTACTGATTTTAATTGCATTTTCTTCAATTTCAAATGCGTTATACTCACTGACTGGAATATTGGCTTTATCTAATGCAACTCTTCCACAAGAAATTCCATCAAATAAACTTAACACTCGTAGCCCTTGAGAATTATTTTTTTCATTATTCTCTGTCAAAATACATTATTTTACAGAGGTTACGCAACCATAATTATCTAGAATTACTGTTAAATCCTTTCTTCTTAATATTATTTTGTTGTAAAATCACTCGAAAATAGGCACGTCTGCCTAATCGGATGAAAAAAATATTTCATTTTACTTTTTTGGATAATTTGGCTGATCAGCCGTGAATAGAATTGCTTCTATATTAGATTATTCTCTACTCGAAACTTCTTTAATTCATCTTGAATCATCTTTTGTATATCTTCTTTATCAAAAGATATATTTGCTACTGGAATAACATTTGCATTTGGATTAACTTCACCAACAATAGCTTCATCAAATACTTTTATAAACATTTCTGCAATTTCTTTTTCATAATTGCCACACAATCCACTACAATCTATATCTGCAATTACTCTTGAAAAAAATCTTTGAACTTATCATCTATAAAATCTCGCTCGTATTCTCTTGGTATATCAATTGTTAATTTCACCATTTCACCTCACTTATTCTCTGTATGGTTCAGGTAACGGCATCCAAGCTCTCATGCCTCCATTGATTCTTCCCCAATACCATGTCCCATCATAGTATTGCCTTTGCACTTTTGTTACCATTCCTCGATTTGTGGTAACAAGTACATTTATCACTTTCTTACCTTCATATCTTTTATCATCTTCTGGCATTTGCCCTTCGATACATTTAATCCATTCCAATTATTCTTTCACCTCACATCCATTTATCAATTTCACTAAACACATTACCTAATGAATTAACAATCATCAAATCAGTTTCACCGTATAACAACACTTGAATTTTCTCTTTATTGATAACAACCAAATGTCTACCACTAAAATATGAAATATAATGAGCTGCTGGATAAACTTTTAATGAAGTGCCACCAATAATCAACATTTCAGCATCTCGAATAGCTCTGATTGCTCCATTTACAGCTTCATTAGGAAGATTCTCTCCGTATAAAGTCACATCAGGTCTAATCAGCCCACCACATTCACACTTTGGAACAGCATCTTTAGTGTTAAATAAGAAATCAGAATGATATTTCATCTTACACTTACTACAATAATTTCTCTGAGTAGTTCCATGAATCTCAAAGACATTCTTACTACCAGCTTTCTGATGAAGTCCATCAATGTTCTGTGTTACAATAGCTTTCAACTTGCCTACTTCTTCCATCTTAGCAAGTACCTTATGAGTAATATTTGGCTCAATATTTCTTGTATCCATCTTCTGCCGATAGAACTCATAGAATACTTTCGGATTGTTGTATAAGCATTCTCGACTCAAAAGATACTCTGGCTCGTATCTATCAAACTGAACGTCATGCTGATTATATAATCCATCCTTAGATCGAAAGTCAGGAATACCACTTTCAGTAGATACACCTGCTCCACCAAAGAAAACAATATTGTTTGATTCTTCTATATATTCTCTTAATTGTTCGTACATAGTCACTCCTTTAATACTCTATCCAACCATCTATGATGCCTGTCATCCAATAAATAAGATCTTCTCTATCATTTTTTAATCTTCCATCTATTACACGAGTTAAGATTTCATTGAGCCAGTAGCCAACTTCTTTTCCACTTTTAATGAGCATTGTATCCATTACATCTTTTCCATTAACTGCTAAATCCTTTAAAGAAAAACATTCATCATCCTGTAAGACTTCTTCTAAAATATATTCGATGTTATCAATCTTCTGTAATCTTGTTTCCTGATCCATGTCTGCTTGTGCTTTAATATCAGCTCTACGAACATTTAATAATCTTCTAAACTGTTCTTCTCCGATTTTATTAAGCCATCTCTTGACATATTTCTTTCCCACCTCAAAAGTAGCATCATGATAATAGACTAATTCAACAACTTTTTCTCTCGTATCATTGTCAAATCTTAATCGCTTCATTATTTTATCAGTCATATCAGCACTGACTCTTCCATGACCTTTGAAATGTCTAATACCATCCTCGCCATCTTGATAACAATGTGGCTTTCCAATATCATGAAAAAATACAGCCAATGATGTAATCAAATCTCTTGGATTCAAGTCTTCTTCACAATCACATTCATAAGCTTGTACTGCATGTACTGTATGATTCCATACATCATAGATGTGATATGGATTATTCTGTGGAAAATCAAACATATCTTTTATTTCAGGAATAAACAATGATAATACATCGCCATATAAAACCATCTGTACACAAAAATCACTCGATATAGCAATTTTACAGAACTCATTATTTATCCTCTCAACGGATATATTCTCTAAATTTTGATACATCTTGTGTAAAACATAATCTGTATTTGGTTCAAGAACAAAACTTAACTGAGAAGCGAATCTAATGGCACGTAAAATTCTTAAAGCATCTTCAGCAAATCTATCTTCTGGTTTACCAACACACTGAATTTTGTGATATTTTATATCTTCCATTCCATTAAACGGATCTACAAGACCAACTTCATCATTGTATGCCATCGCATTGATTGTAAAATCTCTACGCTTTAAATCTTCTTTAAGACTTCGTGTAAATGTTACGCTATCAGGTCTACGACTATCTGAGTAATTGCCGTCAATTCTGTAAGTGGTACATTCATATCCCTCACCGTCAATTACAATGGTGATAGTTCCATGCTGCAATCCAGTTGCAATAATCCTCTTGTCCTTGAATACTTCCATCATTTCATCTGGTGTAGCAGATGTTGTAATGTCATAATCATGAATTGGTCTGCCAAGAATACTATCTCTCACGCATCCTCCGACTAGGAAAGCTTCATATCCATTATTCTGTAAAGTATGAATAATTTCATTTGCACCAGATGGAATTTCAATTTTCAAATTCTTCATTCAAATTCACCTCAATTTTTGGTGTATCAATAAACTTTGCAAGCAAGCCTTCATGATAAAACACCTTGTCACTTTCGATTACTTCTTCTCCTAAAAAATGTCTAAGTACGAATGGCATCATATAGTTGTCTAAACACTTAAACTCAATATCATATTTTCCATTTTCTTTATAGATTTTCTTACAGTATCCGTCAGTACCATTGATTTTGTGGAGCGAAAATAATTCAATTCTGAATGGAATATTAGATTTTATACTTAATCTTTCTTCAACACAATTTCTCACAAGACTTAACATGTGCAAATTACTTGCTGTTGTCATATCATAAACAATCTCATCATTTGAAAAGAATACAATTCTCTCTTCATCAATAATGTCATATAATAACGATAATGTCTGATCCATAAGGTACTTTTCATATGTGATGTGTCTTTTGGGATTGCAATTACCCAAAATTACCTGACGGATGTATTTGCTGTTTATAATATGTTCGTTGTCTGTGAATTGGGAAATAAAATCTTCCCATGTATCAGTTCCACGAAACATATTCTTATCGTATTCGTGTAAAGATGAAAAATTAGCCTTTTTCATATCAATACTAATAAAAACTCTTCCATCATTAGTTGTCTTAAATATATCTTTATTAGGTAAATCTTTATGAGTCGTAGTAAATTTATTCATATCTTCCGCATTAAATCTCTGATATGCTTCTGAATTTTTGATGCTTGTAATAGCTGCATCCTTTACGTGATTATATTCCTCAAAGTAATCCTGTTCACAATTGTATTGCTGCAATTCACTTGCAAATCTAATCCATTTATTAACTGTTCCATAAAAATCATCAAAAAGTTTAATTCTGTCTAAAAAATATGGTTCTTGGAATAATCTAATTGGTATATTACAATCTTTACAGAATCTTTCTCTTGCTCTATTTGATATTTCCATCAGATATCTCCTTTCACAATTCGTTCATTTACATACATTTTAAATTCATTAATCCTCTTGTAATCTGGCTTATCGGGTAATGATGTATTCTTCTTAGCATATTCAAAACGTTTTTCATATTCATTCAATAAATCATAGAACTCAGAAATAGGTTGCCTATTTTTATCTAAATATTCTCCATTTCTAATACTCATAAGTAAATCATGTTCATCTGATCTATAAGTGATAATCTCTTCCTTTTCCAGAATATCAATACACATCATATATAATCGAATCAAATGAGCCATATGTTTTCCTAATTTATCATGGGCTACAGCCTTTTCATTTCTTTTACCAAATTTGCTATAACTACTAACAATGGACTTCATTTCGTTCCACATACCAGCCCAATCTCTTAACGGATAATGCTGCAAGTTTACATCCATAAAAATCTCACTATCATATCCTTCTTGAACAGCCTTATCAATATATAGTTTCACATCACTATTTTCATGAGGATAATATCTGTTTTTAAATTCATATCTTGCATTATTGATGCTTTTTAAAATGTAGGCTTCATTTTCTGCCTGACCAACCAATCTTGCAGCCTTGTTTTCCATACGTCTGAGCTGAGAACCTGCGTATCCTCCAAAGGTGTGAACACAAATCTGCGAAAGAAACATTTTTCTATTATCCAATAATTCTTTACCAATTTTAGATAAATGTAAATAATGCTCAGGCAAACAGCCAAGTTGTTCAATTGTATTAGGATTACTTGATGCTAAAAGCTGTATCATTTTATTAAACGAATACATAGTTGTATCTGTATCAACATCTACGACCTGTTCAAAGTCTGTTCCAAGTAAAATATCTGATTTACTGTTGAGTGCAATACCTCTCACATCTAAATCAGATCCTTCTTTATCCATTCCATATGCATGACTTCCACCAAGAGTTAAGATAATGATATTGTTACCCAAATTCTTATCTGTTCTTAGGAAGTCATACTCTTTTGATTTTAATTTGTCCTTAATCTGTTCAATTGTCATTGTCTTAATCTCCTAAAATAAATTTCCTTGACTATCTACCATACCTTTGTAACCACACCATTTACATTTGCAGTGCATGGAAGCACCATCAAAACTCTCAGTAATATAATCCTTTTGGTGACAATGCCATCCTATTTTACAAAAGAACTTTTGTAATGGTTTAATATAATCTGCTAACATGTATGGTACAAATAGCAAGAATAATAGACCAATTAAAATTAAAATAACAACATATTTCATATTTACCTCACTTATCTTCTTTCCAATCAACCATAATAAATGACAAAAATCCTAAACATATCTCTATTAATATAAATTTCCATAACTCAACTGGTTCTGGAAAAATAAAATTCATTAATAAGTTTAATGTCATAAGCCATATTAAAAATCTTATTGTAGATTTCATAATTATTCTCCTTACTTATTTAAAACAATCAGAATGTTACTCAAATATAAAGCATAGAATACTAAATATCCACCACTTACCAAGAATAATAATTTGAATACAAAGTTGATAACATTCTTTTTCGCCCATATTATCCCATCAATAAGGTTAAAAATTCCCATAATCAATAAAATAATGTTTAAAATATTCATATTTCACCTCCAAAATTTCACAAAAAATGTACGTTTCTTTCTAATGCAATTTATACACCATATATAGTATATATTGTATTTCGCAATCACTACATATGGTGCATTGATAGAGTTAGTAGGCTGTGACACCTACTAGCCCTTGAATTATTTATTCTTTTTACGTCTTCCTATAATAAAACCTGCTCCAAAGCATACTCCAAGACAGATTAAGAAAACTCCAATATTTAATACAATCATATTGTCACCTACTCAATAATCTTGAATGATACATCTGTTCTTCTATTCATTGCACGATGTTCCTCTGTATCATTATCTACTACAGGATTGCTTGAACCGTTACCAACAGTTACGATTCTATCTGCTGAAATACCATTCATAATGAAGTAATTCTTAACAGCTTCCGCTCTCTGGGCTGATAACTTCTGATTGTACTCGTCCTGCGGATCTGAGTTTGGATTAGGATCTGTATTACCTGCAATCTCAATAATTGCTCCATCGAGTACGTTTGCAATATCAATAAATTTATTAAGCTCATCGGACGCAGCGGCTGAATCTGTAAACTGGGCTGTATTCTTATTAAATGTTACCGAAGCAGATCCACTTAACAATGCCTCCGTATCCTGTACCTCCTGCTTATTATCATCTGTTACCTTTACTGTGTCTGTGTTAGATACATCTGTAGCATTAAAATTATCTGCAATGGCATTAATATATGTATCATCAAAAATTGTATCTACTAAATCAGCATTTACAGTCTCACCAATTGATGTCCAAACATTGCACATATCTGAATAAATAGTCTTTGCTGTGCCATTTAATAAATCAGAATTGTCTTTCCAAGTTGTGAGTTTTGCAGTAGCTGCACTTCCTGCGATATCTTCATCAGATGCAGTATTGAACATTGGCATTACTTCTCTGATTGCTGTAAACTCATTGGCATACATATCGGATGCTTCAAGAGAACCCTGAATAAATTTCTCTACTATCTCTGGATATGCCTCTGCAAAATTCTTATCAAATAAAATTCCATCCATTACAAGATTTGTTGAGCTTGCTGTACTAAATAATACATGTGCATCTGTCATATTCTGTGCCTGTGTTAAGTAAGGCTCCCATGTAGCAGCTACATCAACTTGTCCTGCAAAGAATGCTTTTGCTGTATCATCTGCTGTTGAGAATAATACAAGATTATCAATAATATCAGATTTCTCATCGTCTGATAAATCAGAATTATTAACAAACCAAATAACTAATGTCTGTGCCTCTGAAAACTCAGGGACACCAATTTTTGCACCAACTAAATCTTTTACTGAATTAATTGATGACTTGGCAATAATACCATCACCACCATTTGAGTAGTTTGTAATATATGGCATAATTACATCTTCACCAGCTTCTGTAAACTTTTGTGATAAAAATGCTGTTCTATTGATTGTATAGCCTGCCGCATTTAAGTCACCTTTAATAAGGGCGTTGCTTGACTGTGTAGCATCATTAATGACATTGATATTTACATTGATACCGAGTTTTCCATAAATAGAATCTGGCTGTGTTGTAAGTCCACCATTAGCGTCAATAATAGATTTCCAACCGATCCACTCATCCAATGAAAGATTAATAGTTCCGTCACTATTAGTTTTCTTTTTATTAGAACTAGAAGATGTTGTGCCAGTTACTTTGTTTCCTGTATCGCTTACCGAAGTACCATTCTTTGTCTTAACAAATCCTGTCTTTACACCAGCGAAAACACCACCACCAATTAATGCAATAACCAAAACCATAATTAAAATCTTTGAAGCTTTGGTAAGTCTAAATCTTTTTGTACTCATTCCATTCTCTCCTTATTATTTGTTGTATTTTTTCTTTAAACTGTCTAAATAATCATTACTGCTATTCTTTTTAGCTTCAACTTCCGCTTTTGCAAGTTTCGTAGACATCTTGTTATTATGTACTACTTTTGAACCTTCAACAATTGCGTCTAAGTCTTTATTCTTATCTCTGACAGAATCAAGAAGTTTATCAGTTGCAGTTACATTTTTCAACTCGTCCATATCATCATAGACTTCCTGTAACTGCTTCTTCACTTTCATATTCTCCACAACTTCCTTACTTTCTCTCTTCAATTTGCGGAGATTCTTTTCACACATTCCCTGCGCTTCTTTTGCAGTGTTAGCTGCGTCTTCATATGCTTTAACTAATTCTGAATATCTTTTGATATCAGCCATAATTTCTTCTCTCTCATCAGCTTTTAACTGTGCTAATTCAATTTTATTTGCTTTTACAAGAGATTCACATTCAGATTCAACTTTCTCAAGCTTTGCTTTAAGATTCTTCATATCTTTTTGTGCATTGCTTAATTTACCAGCAGCCACTTTATAAGCATTGTCTGCTTTGTTATAAGCATCCTGTGCTTGATCAATTTTTTCTCCATAAATAGCCTCTGCGCCTTCTGGTGTTGTAGCCATATCTTTGATGAACAGTCTCGTAATCCCCGAAAATAATGTTCTTACTTCAGGAAATAAAATGAAAATCAAAATAATAACCGCAATCACCAAAATCATAATAAGTTTTCCAAGATCCATTAATTGTCTCCTCCTTCAATAAATTTAATTAATCCAGAAATTCTACCAACTTCTGTATTAATGTTATTCTCTGAAACTTTCATCTCTGATTGCTGTTCAGAAATTTCTTTTTCCAATCTTGCAATCTCTTTTTTATGATTCTCAATTTCGGTTTCCTTATCAGTGACATTAGCATTTCCATCATCTAAAATTTTTGCCAATACACTATTTAATACGTCCACTCTCTGTTCACCATCAAGTGTTACATCAGTAACCGTTAAGCCAAATACTCCAAGAGTCGCCAACACTGAACCTCTCTTTGTCTCTGTAACCATTTCTTTTGGAAGAGAATTAATCAGTTCTTCAATTTTGAAAATTGATTTCGACTTATCAGATAACTCATTCTGAGCATAAATGTCATCAATAAGAGTATCTGTATGTACCTCATCAAGTTCAACTGGAACTGTACTATCCTCTACAGAATAATCAGTACCTACTTCATAGTTCTCCTCTTCTGGAACTTTCTCTACGAAAAAGTCTCTAAATCCCATTTTGTTTCCTCCTTAAATTAAAATTCTATAATCACGTCACACATTTTTTGTGCTTCTTCTTTGCTATGTGTAACCATAATTATTGTGTTATTTGTTTCTTTGTGTTGCTTGATAATCAAATCTTGCATTTTTTGTCTAGTTTCAATATCTAGTGCAGATAATGGCTCATCCATAAGAATTATTTCTGGATTCATAAATAACGTTCTTGCCAAAGCAAGTCTTTGTCTCATACCACCTGATAGTTGTTTTGGATATTTATTTTCGTTACCTTCCAATCCAACAATAGAAATCATTTCTTTTGCTCTATCAATATCACACTTATTTATTCTCCCTTTGACTTTTTGTGCTATCAGAATATTATCCAAACACTTTAGCCAATCAAATGAAGTATAATTTTGATGCATCATATAAATATTGTTCTTACTCGCTTTAGTAACTAATTTCCCATTTACAACTACATTTCCACCTAATGGTTTTATCAGACCAGCAATTGTTCTTAATAAAGTTGTTTTCCCACAACCAGATTCACCTAATATCCCATAAATTCTAGGCTTAAATTGATAATTGAAATTCTTTAATAAAGGTTTGTCTCTGCTATACCCTGTATATAACTCGTTCAACTCAATCATTTATGTACCTCCATTTAAAAATGTGTTTTACTAACCATTTTGCAGAAAAATCAAATATAACACTTATAACCATGATTACGATAATAGCCATAAAAACCAAATCTGTTCTTCCTCTTGAAGAAGATTGTTGAATTATATAACCCAATCCATATTTTGCATTAATTGTTTCTGCTACTGCTATATACGTAAATCCAATTCCATACATCATGATAAAACTATTTAATACTCCTGGTAGAGATGCTGGTATCTGTATTCTCCAAATGGTCTGTATCTTATTCATTCCGATTGTTAATCCTGTATCAATCAAATCACTGCTAACTTCCTCCAAACATAAAATAACTGAAGGCATCATATATACAAAAGTTGCGATAAATAAAAATACTATTTTCATCATTTCATCTATGCCAAACCACATAATTAACAGAGGATAAAAGGCAGTAACAGGAATATATCTCATAACACTGATTATTGGATTTAATATATCTTTTGCTACTTTTGAGTTATAAACTAAAATTGCTATAGGAAATGCAATAAATCCTGATATAAAAGTTGCTATTGTTATTCTCAAAAACGAATATTTAATAGCCATTGTCAACTGTCCAGTTTTCAACATTGCAATTAAATCTTTAAATACTGTCTTTGGATCTGGAACAAATAATTGATTTACATGTTGTGAAGCAATACTCCAAATTATAAAAATAGTCATTAGTAATGCTATTCTTTTTAAAATGGTTTTCATGCTTTCACCTCTTTTCATATTTATATTCTCTCTTTTTATTTTGGATTTTTATTGAACTGAATTGTTCAGAAATTTTTCCAACAAATCGAAGATTCATTCTAAGATAAGATATATACCATATATAGCATATATAGCATATATTACTCATTTCTAACGCTATATATGGTATATCTATAGCAATCGCTAATCTAATTCTGCAAGTGCCTTATCCAGTTCCTCATCAGACATATTCTCAAGTGCTGCATCCTGTCTCTTAGCCTTGATTTCAAGCAATCTCTGTCTCATCTCAGCATTTTTCTTAGCGTCTTCTCTCTTCTTCTTCTCATTCAGCTTCACGCTAACAATATACTTAACAATTTCAATCTTGTTAGAAATCTCCTCATCTTCCTTTGACTTAGTATTCAGAAGACTCTCTTCCTCAGACTTCTTTACTTCCGCATTGAGTGTCTTAAATACCGAGTCCAGATTTGTGAGAGATAAATCCCACAAATCAATTACATTAATCATTCCTCTGAATGGGAACTGATAGTTTGCTCTTGTAGCATTAATAAATAATTCGTTATTTGTCATAATAATAGTCTCCTTTTCTAATTTAAAACTTAATCTTCATTACACGCTCTGTTGCACCCTTAACCTTAACAACTAAATCTGCTCTTTTTGTCATAGAGAATCCAATTCCTGAAAGCTGATCATCAGTATCTTCTACATGACACTTAGCACCTAAAGCCTCAAATACTCTCTTGTGCTTCATTAAATCATTGTCAAGGAACTCAAGATAGAATCCATTAGGCTCTTCGCTATTTACACAATCTTTCAGGAAGAAGAATAAATGTCTATGACCAATTCCATCCTGCTCGTCAAAATAGTTTGGACTATAACTAATTACTGATACAGGAACAAACTGATTTGTATTTACACCCCAAATCTCACGACTTGAAATAGATGAACTTCCAGACAGTTTTTCCTTAATTGAGAAGTTGCCATTCTCGTCAAGTGTAACTTCTGCCACCTGAACATTCTCACCAGTTCTCATAGGATTGCTATAATCAAATGAGTAAATCTCACCATTAAACTCAACTTCTGCTCTGAACCCATGTCTTACTGCACCTGAATACTGATGTACAAAAAATTTATATGTTCCTGGTTTCATTCTTGATAAATCCTGCCAAGTAATATTCTCTACTGCAACTTTTCTACATGGATTTACAATATCTACATCTAACTGACCACCCAATCTTGACGACTCAGGTTTTCTACAATTACTAAAGAAAATTTCATTCTTATCTGGCTCAATACAATGTGCATCAAGGTCGTAATTATCATGACCATCTTCATTCCACTGAATAGAAAATCTGAGCACACCATCGACATTACCGCCAGCAGCTTTTACATTCTGCTTCATATCAGAGTCAGTAATATTTCCTGAATAAGCCCAAGATAATCCATTGTTCCACTTGAACATTGTCTTAGCGTCTGGATTAACAGGTGCAATCATAGAAACAAAGTTCTTCTCATGTTTATTCTCTACAAAAGCTTCAATCTCCTTTGCAGTTGGAAGTACCTTATCAATGAAATCCTGTGCTGAAATCTCCTCAACCTTAGAAAACTTCTTAGGACTTACAGCAACATCTTTTTCCATTTGACCGAAAATATCATCTGCACCAATCATTCTTCTTGCAGCACTCTTATTTGAGAACAATACATTATTTACAGTAATATCATTCAGATTAGCAAATCTTCTCTGTAATGAATCCATATATCCAAGTTCTGTAATGGTCTTCTTTGCGTCATCAAGCATCTTCTTTGTAAAAATAGCCTTTGGACGCTTATAATTGCTTGGAGCGACAATCTGCTCATACTTCTTAACTGCTGTGTCAAGATCCATATCCTCACTTACATTAATAAGAAGTGTTCCGATAGAATGATTTCTAATTCTACCGATAGCCATACCTGCTGTTACCGACTTCTCCCAAGCATATAAATCCTTTTCAGTATCAGAAGTCAGCTTATCATATTCTTTCTTATACTTCTTGAACTCTGTAAGCACACCTTTCCACTCTTCACCTTTGTAAAGTGTATTTGAATTGATAAGTTCAAGAATTGTATCGAGTGCATCAATAGTAATTTCATCAAGAGAACGCTTAAATACGTTTCTTGTATCTCTGAACTGCCCTTTAACTTCCTCATTAGAACGACTACTTCCATTTACAAACTTGCTTGGAAGCTCTAAGAAGAAATGATCCCACTGATGAGACTTTCCATTGATTTCCTCAAAGTTAAAATCTGTACCAATCTTAGGGAACTTAGTTGTATAAATATCTGTAACTGTATGAGCTTTTACAAAAGCATCAAGTGCATCACATACTGGCTGATATGTTGTATCGCCAAGGTTTAATTCCCAAATCGTATGAATCTGGTTATCCTTGATAGTGACAGCAGAACCAATATTCTTAATAAACTGTCTACAACAACTGCAATCATGCTCTCTACGCTCCCTGAAAATCTCATTAGTGCCAGCAGGGAAACTATCAAGATATGTATTCCATAACTCATCTTTGTCCACATTTACCTCAAATAAATGTGTTGCCTCTCTCTGCATCTCATCAAAATGCTTCTGTAATGCCTTCTTAAACTTCATAAATCCATCCATATTGTTACCTCTTCTTTCTTATATTTGTTTTTATTAATTGTTTCTATCGTTATATTCTCCGTTTATATCAAACTAGTTGCCTTATCTGGATTCTTATTAGCCCATTTTATCCATCTTTCAGCATAAGGTCTTGTCTTGTCATTTAACCCAAATACTTCTCTTACAATGATATATCCTTTACCAATCGATGACTCTTCCATATCTTTTGTATTGTTATCTACATCATCTGCATCTAATGGTCGAAACACTGTCTTGGTAAAATATCTTCTACCATATTTCTTTGTTATAGTGATTTTATTTATCTTATCCTTATATAACTTCCATACACCAGATGAATCTTTGTTAATCTGCCCTACATAATCTCCTACGTTTAACATATTATCTCCTTTCTAAATTTCCAATGAAACGAAGTTTTACTGTGGTTTCTGTTCTTCGTCTATAAAATATGTATTTCCATATTCATTGACTTTCTCGGTCAAATTCATTCTTGCATAATCAAGAACGTCTGATGCGAAATTTGCCATACACGGATAACATAGATAATGCTTAGTTTTTCCTACATTCATTTCTACTAATCCAACTTCTATTCTTCCGCAAATCTCACATGACTTATTTTTAATCCATTGACTCATATAACTCCGCTCCTCTCCTTTCTAATTTACCAAATACCATTTACCGTCTTATCAATGGCTTCTCTCATCACTCCACCTGTCATTTTGTTCATTGTATCTGCAACAAGACCTTTGAATTCTGCTCTTATTCGCCTATTATAATGAGTACATGGCGTTGAACAATAATTATTTCTTCTACATTTTTCACAGTTGCCATTCAATTTCCACTGTTCATTTTCCTGAATCTGTTCCATAATGTCCATAATGCCTTTCACCTCTCTTCCGAAGAAATCGAACATTCTTACCAAAACAGTTCTTCAAATTCGTAAAAATATTCTAGTGAATACCACTCTTCTTTACCTATATCATTTTTAACCTTTACACAATCTCCATCAAAACCAATTACCAAATATTGTTTCCCCTCTGTCAAATTAAACTGTTCACCTCTATTATTTGAAGTAACTGGTTTTCCAATGTGAACATTTGCTACATTATGCATAACACAATTCATATTTTTTTACCTTTCTTTCCAAAAAAAACAAACTTTACTCACGATTGCCTTCTCTTTCATAATTGTAAACACCAACTACTTTTGCTATTTCTATACAGCACTCATAATCGTCTAAATCAGGTGATTGTAATAGCTCAATAATTTTATTTACTTTTTCTTCATCACTCATATTTTCATTTCTTAGCCTTTTCTCAAATTCTTCACCAGTTGCACAATCATTCTTGACAGGAATCTTATCATTGTTATTTATTTCTTTTATAAGATCTTTTGCAAATTTAACTGACATAGTTCACCTTACTTTCTTGTAAGTCTAATTATCATCTCTACAAGTCTTTCCTTACTCATAGCATGTAAATGCTCTCTCTTCTCATCATCTGAGCAGTTCTTAATAATCTTTAAATCACTCTCTGGCATTTTTAATATCCTCCTTATATTTTTTCTAACTAGGCTGGTGGGACTTGAACCCACAAAACCTGCTGTCAAAGCGAAGTGCGTCTAACCAATTTCGCCACAGCCCATTAGAGATGGTGTGGAATTTCGCCACACCAAGTTATTCTCTATTTATTGGTCTGAATCAGCATTCTTTGTAACTACAGTATCGCTACCCTGTACTGTTACCCATCCATGCTTAAGCCTTGCTTCTGCCTCTTTCATACGAATGAGCTGATCAGTAATTGAGCTGTTAATCTTCGCATTTGCATCCGCTTCTGCCTGTGCTGCAATGACCTTTGCATCTGCATCACCCTGAGCTTTTGTAACCTCTGCCTCAGCATCGGCTTTTGCCTTATCAATATTTGTCTGATTCTGAATTGCCTGAGTCTCTGCATCCTGCTGAGCCTTAATCTTAGCATTTATAGCTTTCATTGTATCTTTATCAACATCAATATTAATTAAAGATACGTTGCTAATCGTAATGCCATATGGCTCAAATTTCTTTGCAAGATAATCTGAAACTGCATTGTTAATATTCGCTCTTTCAGAACCAAGAATGTCGGATACTTTGTAATTTGCAACAATCTCTTTAGTCCAAGAAACAATATTAGGTTTGATAAAACTATCTCTTACCTCCTTACCACTCTGACCTTTGAATCGGGTGAAAACGTCTGCAACACTATTTGGCTTGTACTGATATGTATAAGTAAGCTCCAATGTCATTGACTTACCCTCTGATGAACTTGCTGTAAAACTATCATCGTCTGGTGAATCTCCCTTTTTAGAAGCTGTAAGATATGACTGCTCAAGACCAACTGTATATAATGTTGTTTTTACCATTGGACTCTTCCAATGCCAACCCTGATTAAGTACCTCTTTCTTTACTCCACCGTTTGCATTGTACTGAACTGCTACATAGCCAGCAGGTACTTTTACTAAAGATTTCATACATATGATTACTCCAATTACAAGTACAATTACTACTACAAATCCTCCTAGTTTCTTCATTCTTTTGTCTCCTTTTCATCTTTATTTATTTCTTCTGTCACACTATTTTTTATTATCTTATAGACAAATGAGCCTATTTTCGTAAAAAATGGTGACAGTAAAAACCATAATATTAATAGTCCTATAATGACCAAAATCATCAAAACCGACATTTGATTATCCTCCTATCTCAACAACAAATATTTTAACCAATCAGGTATATCAGCATTTACAACCATACTAAATATCCCAATGTTTACTAATATAGCGAATACTACAATTACTATAAACATTCCTATAATGAACAATTTATCCTTCATATGTATTTATTCTCTCCTTGCCAACTCATATATCCAAGTATCAACAGTTTCTGTAAATCATCGCCATGAAAACCTGTTATATCGCAAAATGCACCAAGTATTTCTGTGTCTTCATGCGTTATTGCATGATAATTTACGCTGTTACATTCCTCTAAATGGTTCATGTTTCCGTTTTGAAAAAATGTATTATGTAATGTCTCATATTCAGTATTCGTCATATTTTAACTCTTCCTTTGTATCAATTACCAATCTTACTATTCCAAATATCAGGCATATTATTGCCAGAACTATATCAATAACCATTAATCTGTAATGACCATGATTGTAGTTACTCATAATATGCGGAATGAGAAATCCACACCCGAAAAATGCTATTTGCCTTACTATTAGTTTCATCATTTCTACGCACCGTACCTTTCTAAATCAGCTAAAATCTTTTCTGCTTTAATATTGTGTTCGGTACATTTCTGTGATAATAAATTCATTATTGAAATATAAAATTTTATCACCGCAAGATGGAACTTAAATCTAACTTCATTCATATTCATTCTCCAAACATTTCATTCCGTACAGCCATTCAGAAAATCCAATAATAGCTGCAACTAATGAAGCTTCCAAAATCCATTCCATATCTATAACCTCTGATTTTTAGCAATTCTTTTAATCTTCATATTCTCTGGAATATCCATTGGTCTGAAGTCAGATCTTATAATCCTTGATATAATTACTGGTTTAACACCGCATTTTGTATAACACATGACTATATCTCCTACAAATATGTTCTCCATAAACATATTCCATTTCTCGGATGTCGGCACTCTCCAGACATACTCTTTGTCCGTCTGCTGATTCGGATGTTTACCGTATATGTATGTAACAACTTTCTTATTCTGTCTTTCATATCTGTACTGCTTGACATCTTCTACGTCAAACTCTTTAAGTATTAAGTATCTTATATATCCATCTACCAACTCTTTTTTATGATTGATAATAATTGGCTTGTCCAACTCCCCATACTTAAGGAAATATCTCTTTACTCTGTTCATCTTTGCCTCATTTGGTACAGACTCGGCAAGATAATCTGGGATTATAATGTCTGCTAACTTCATATTTATTTGTTCTCCTTTACGTATTTATGCATTTGCCATCTTGTCAAAACTTCTTTTCATGAAGTCATAATTTACTTTCTGTGAAGGGCTAAATTTCTTTTGATTTTTGTATTTATTAATCCATTCCTCAAACTTGTCCTCATTCTCATTCTCACAAGCGTATGCCATTAATGCTATTAAAGCTGTCTGACACTGTTGATAGATTGGAGCATCGACTTCAATTCCATTATGATCAAGGCAATAATCAACAAGGTCAGAATAAGTATTTACGTCCTCATCTGTTGCTTCTGGATTTGCGTTTTCTTGTACAAACGAGAGTGTTGATTCGTTGGAATTTTCAACCTCTAAAGTTCTTGATTTTATTGTGTTTTTAAGGTCAAACATTTCCAACATAAGCGAAATATATGTATTTATCTTGTTTTGTATCAATTTTTTATCAGATGTACCAGGCTCTTTATCGAGCATGTCATAGCTCCATTTATCAACTATTTTGTCATGTAAATTGTTTACTAGCTCATCTAAAAACGTAGCAAATTTGCCATCTTCTAATCCCAACTTAGTGAATCTATGGAACACAGCAAACCAAACTGGGATATCTTTGAACACAAATAAGTTTTTGAATTTTTCTCCACAAACCTTTGCAATTCGATTTCCATATGTATTAATTATGTTAAATTCTTCATCAGAAGAACTATCTTCAATAAACTCATTCCTGTCTTTTGGATTCTTTTTCCAATCATCTATATGGAATACGGTCATTACAGAATTTGCAACTGTCTGCTCGTAAGTTCCATTTTTCCTCTTTGGACTTGAATATGTAACACAATTTTTAAAAAACTCATTGTTTGCAATGTTTTTAATTTTTCTTGCATATGTAGGAATCCATGTAAGAGCTTTCTGGTTTGAACCCATACTCTTATTACGGTTATATCTGCGAACCAACTTGCTTATTTCTTGCATGGTACAATTTTGATGAATTACTATACGAATCTGATAATCATCAAATTTCTTTTTCAATTCATCAGGCAATTGCTCGTAAGTTTTATTCTTTATGTCAAACTCACAATTGTCCCAAAGAATACTTCCGTTCTCATCTTTAATAAGATGTCCCTTTTCATCTCTTCGCTTCTTCTGATACTGAATAACGCTATTCTCAAAAGATTTAGTTGTTTTCCAGTTCATATGTCTGAATTTATTCAGAGCTGTTGTTCTCTGAATACCATCAACTATGTACTGTTGAGTTAAATTATCTCCAAGCTCTTCCTCACCAAGAATAATAGGAGGAATATAATCTTCATTAAGTACCGTATAGATTAGCTCGTTTATTGCTCCATTGTCCCAACAGAACATTCTCTGAACGTCCTGATTTTCTGAAATATCCTCACTATTTACACTCTTTAAATATGAAGATAATGCCATTGCTTGTTCTCTCACTTTTTTTGCCATTGATTAATTCCTCCTATATATATTGCCCATTAATATCTCTGGGTTAAGATTCTTGTGTTCTCATAAGACTGAATTGCCTTTATATTATTTGAGTACTCTTTTGCACTCATATGTAAATATTCTCTGATTTCCATTGGTTTATATCCTTCAGAAAGCAACGCAACAATTTTCCTTTGCATATGCGATAGCTGATTTAAGTATCTCTGTATTTTTGTACCACCCATCATACTTTGTGCTGCTATTTCAAAAGTATCAAAATCAGAAGGTATCATTTCACTGATTTCCATCCCATCTTCACCTATTAAAGCATTCATACTTTCAATATTTTTCTGAGGGATTTTTTTTAATCTGTTTCTATCTCGTATTTCAGTTTTAAACTTGCGTTTAATGTTGCTTGCTAAGAAACAATCAAAACTACATTTATTGTTCTCATCATACCTAAATACCGAATCGGTTAAAACTCCAAGTGCAATTGAATAGAAATCATCAATATCCATTCCATATAAACCACCGATTTTATTTAACATTGGATTACACATTTTTTTGAGCTTTGCCATTTCGTTATTACAATACTTTTCGAGTATTTCTTTTTGTTGAATTTCCATTTTTACCACTCTCCTTATGTTTGATATATAACTATTCTCCGTTTTCTACCTCGACTATTCGATATCTGTATTTACGACTAAATAATCCATTTATCGCTTTTTGTGTTCTTTCTTTGCTGACTTTAGTGGTATCCACTTCAACTATTACATTATGTATAATGACCATCTCATCCTTAAGATTTCGTCTATTTTTTCGATTGGTACGAATTCTCTTATAGAATATCCAACCTCTGTAGAGATCAACTGGCTTTTCCAACTCTACCTCATGTAAAATATCTATTAATTCTTCGTCAGCTCGCTTCAACTCAATTTCGAGTTCTTTATATCTTTTGGCTGCATCACTGAGAATTCGTTCACATTCGCCAAACTTATCAATCCAAGACTTGACCGATTCAGCAACTTCATATCCATCATTACCTTTAATTGAAGTTTTAGTTGCTTTAACAATTCTCTCAACTGGTGTTTCCATCTTAATATCAGGTATACATTCCAATTTAAAATGTAAACGTCTCATAGATTTTGGTAGATGTTCCAAAATATTCTCTGCCTTTTGCTTTGAAAATGTATCTCTAATTTTCTTTGAACAAGCAACTGGTTGTCCATTATTGAGCCTTATGTATACACCATTGTTGCTTACAATCGCGTATTCCAATTTTCATCACCCTTTCTTCTTATTTATAACAAGAGGCATCAAGGAGTTGAACCTTACACGATTGGCTTTCCTGTAAAGCTGATGCCTCATCCATCCGTTAGTGGATTAAACTATGGTAGAACTATAGCAACTACACATTCTGCTCTTACAAGGCAATATGTATGTACAAAGAAACAAGTACCTTGCGTTCTGCACTTACATCGGGTGTGATTCAGTGCATAGCAGAGCTAGTTGGATTCGAACCAACGAATACAGCAGTCAAAGTGCTGTGCCTTACCGCTTGGCGATAGCCCTATATTTTATTAAATTAAAATTAAATAAGTGAAAAATATGCTGAATTGCTTGAAATCATTTGACATTCCGTCAATTTATATGTATTATAATTATGAGCGTATTCCAGTACGTTCATAATACAATTCAACTAAATATTTTTAGGAAAGTCGAGCTAGTGTTCCAGCACTATGATGCTCGGCTTTCTCTTTTTGTATTTCACATTTAATATAATAGAACGTCTGTTCGATTTTGTCAACACTTTCATCGAACATTCATTCTGTTTTTTATATGATATCACGTTGCGAGTCCCAAATTCTGCCCTCGCAACTACAAAATTTAATATTGTGTATCATTTCTGTATGAGATAAACTAATTCGATTGAATACATTATTTGATAACCAATCAATCTCATCATCTGCTTTATTAATTATTCTCTTCCCTTCATCAGGTGTAATCTGTTTTGGCTTTGCATGAATAAACGTAATTCCATTAAAGGAATCCAACCAGATTTTACCAGGAGCTTCGTCTATTAGTTGTTTTGCTTCTTCTTTGCTTATATACATGTCGTTCCCTCCTCTAATCTATATCCAGTTCCAAAGAACAAACCATTAAAACACGTCTGGTCAATCATTCTTCTATCTTCCTTACATATGATTGTACCAAGTTTTTCCATTACCTCCGTTTTAGAGATAGTTATTATCTGCTCGCCCATTACCATTGAATAAAGCTGCAATCCATTTTCTCCATTGGCTTCAAGACATCCATGCACTGGCATATTTGTCTTTTTAATTTTACTTGTCAAAGGCATCACTGTAATTATCGTAGCATGTTTTGTCCCAATTGGGTTTGATACGATCACATATGGACGTTCTTTAGTCTGGACTGAACCTTCGCCTTGATATTTGATTTTCGCTTTTATAACATCATATCTCTGTAAATCCATATGTACGTTCCTCCTCTCTTTTGTATTTATGTACCTTTGGATTACCTTTGATATTTCATACTATACACCCTTAACAATATAATGTCAATAGTTATTCTTAAGATTGTATTTATTTTTTTAACAATATATGCTAAAGTGTATATTATCAAGGAGGTAATATATATGAAACTTAATATAAAACCATTAGTTGACGCAAAAGGATTAAATAGAAATCAGCTTTCAAAAGAACTAAAAATAGGATATCAAGCAACATGTAATTTGTATGATGGTAATGCACAACGCATATACTTTGATACATTGCAAAGATTATGTGACGTTCTCGAATGTACTCCTAATGATATTTTAATATCTGAACACGACACTAAAAATTAGTGTCGTATACATATCACACAAATTTAACAAGATCAAATAATTGCACTTTCATAGCTTTGGCAACCAAATCTAATGCAGCTAAATCAGGAACAGCACTTCCATTTTCCCACTTACTAATTGTACTTGGTGCAATGTCAGCCATTTTCGCAAGCCCTCTTACTGTTATTCTCTTTTCAGTTCTGATTCTCTTTCCAATATATTCAACCATAATTACATCTCCATCAATTTTTCTTTCATTCCAACTGCACCATTCGCATAGTTATTAACTGTTGTATTTACACTACTATGTCCAAGCTGTTGCTGCACGAATGCAAGATTTCCATTCTGATTCATTACACTAGCATAATAATGTCGCATCATATGTGGAGTAATACCATTTCCATAATTCTCAAATACCTGTTTGATATTTCTTTCCGTTGTACGTGTGCCATTCTTATTGATAAAAACTGCTTCTGTATCTACAATATTATTCAGTGTATTTCTGTACTCTAGCCATTCACTTAATGCTTTTAAAGCAGATCCGCTAAGATATACCGTTCTATTTTGCATTTCTCTATACACACCTTTGCCAAGAATAGTAATATATGGCATTTCTTCATCTAAATGCAAATCAGTTAAATCCAAGCCAGCAAGTTCAGATTCTCTTATTCCAGTTCCTCTTAACACACGAAAAATAGCAATATTCCTATTTCTTACTGGAATATCCTTTTTCCACATTATTTTCTCTTCCATATCATTAAGCTGTTTTTCTGTTGGGAGTTTTTTAGTTAAGTTGTTCCCAGATGGAATTCCTTTATATGTTACATCTTTAAAGAATTTATCTTTAATTTCAGTTCCCTTCACTCTACTCATATAATCCCAAAAACTGCTTATTATATGTTTTCTAGTTTCTAATGTCGTAGGTGACATTCCATTCTGCTCTTTTGTCTTTAAATATAACGTGATATCTTCTGCCATAATGTCAGTAAAATCCGATGGTTCAATATCTGAAATATGTGTTTTATCAATAAGTTTCTCTTCAACAAACCAAGTGAGCAAATCTACAATAACACCAAGATAATTCAATGCGCCTGCTTTACTTTCTATTTTAACAGTAAAATATTTTCTCATATATATAGGAAGATTTAACTCATCCAACTTCCTATTAAGCTTTTCAGCATTTTTGTTTTGTACTTCTATCTTATAACACATATAATCGACCACCTTTCACCATATTATTCTCCATCAGGATAATATTTTTCTCTAATTTGCTCTGCCTTATCACGAGCTTCTAATATATTATCACACCATCTAATCTCTAAATTTTTCGTTATCATTCCGTGACATTCTTTATTAAAGCATGTCAGGTCTTTGACATGCCATTTTTCTCTTGTATGTCCACCTCTCTGTATTCCACTGCCTAATTGATTGATCTTCATACAATGTAAACAGAGAAATTGACTACTGCGTTTTGGATTTCCTGTATTCATTCAATTTCTTCCTTTCCATTAAAAAAGAAGCAGTTAATTCCTGCTCCTAATGTTTATAATATTTTACATAATTCTCGATACTGTTTTTTATTTTATTTAGATAATTCAAAATCACGCACAGAAACAGATTCATCAAATTCTTTACAAAGTAAAATTTTGCGCAAAACAGTTTCTGCCTTCTCTAAATGCCGCATATCATATTCCATGCGTTCTCTTACTTCCTCTACATTTTGACATAAATCATCATTATCTTCGTCTGGATTTGTAGCGGATTCAAAATCAAGATGAACAGATAATAAAATTTCTACAATACTTTCTAATTCTAATTTTTCTTTTTTTGTTAATATACATAAATCTCTCATTATTATTCACCACTTTCGCTTGAAAGCAATTTTTCTTTGGGTTTAATATCCCAACTTCTTCATGCTTTCTATATTAAATTTCCAATATGTCTCAATCATATTTCCATATTTCTTTATAGCAGCCTGTCTTAATCCTTCACTTGTAAAAATTAATTCTGTATTTTTCAAATCATTGAATAATTTTTTGCTCATTACAGGACACGCTTTATTAAATCCACTTCCTATTCTTTGTGTTATGATCTGATAACAAGCTCCATTATCAAGTATCAAATCATTTTCACTTATATTTAATATTTTTCTTCCAACTTTTAACTTAACCATAATATTATATCCTTTCTTTTGAAACAATTCTTTCATTGTATTTAATTAAATTCACCAGCTACATACATTTTCCCAATATTGTGACCTTCTCTTAATTCTCTTGACGTAAAATCACAGATTCTTTCAAAGCAACCATTTTCATTATTTCTAATAAAAATATCATGCATTTTTGTTTTATCATTCCATGCGTACTTCCCATTAAGAGCAAATATTGAATTCGTATATATGATTGCGCATGGTTTTACAATATTAATATTATCTAATTGATTAATACATGAAGTTACTCCGTCTTCTGCATTAATTATAAAATCAGGAATAATTGGAAGGAGTTTAGAATTTATTAATTTTCCATCCTCAAAATATATTCGCATAATCTTACCTCCGAATTATAAAAAGAAATCGTCATTTCTTTTAACAATAGTTATCCATTGCTGGTATGTTTTGATTTGCAACAATATGTTCATCTTTTATTTGTGGAGCTGAATCAATAAACTCACCATTGAAATTAACTAGAGCTATTGTATCACTTTCAATACAAATAATTCGTGCTTCAGGATTATATACCTGAATCCTTTTTAGAATCGTTTCAATTTTATCAAAGCATTTTTGCATATCACGAATGTCTTTCTCTTTAATACCATTAGTCATTTTATATCACCTCTTCCAATCTTCCAAGCAAATCATTCTTTACTTCGATTATAGCATTTAACCTGCCTTTAATCTGTAAATCATATGGACTATCAGTATTTTTTAACAAATTCTCAAGTCTATCAATTTCTGTATCAAGCTCACCGATATATTCTTTTATCTTTTCTCTCATATCTGGTTGATTTTCATACTGATATAGCTTTTGTAGTGGTTCTTGCATTGCATGATTGGCTTCTACACTTGCTTCGCCATACATATATAATTGCTGTGCAGGTGAATTTGGTAAATTATAATTCACTTTCTGTACCAGTTTATCCATAATATCCTCCCTTTATATGATAAATTATTATATATCTCAATATCCTTATTCCCACATATTTTATTCTATAAATAAACAAGTACTTATTTAACTAAATATTATTTCACATAAAATTACTATATTCTAATATCATTTTATTGTTCTGCTTTATCTAAAATATAGCGACAAAATCTATAAAAATATACAGAAAGTCTTATATCATAAACTACAGATATTGGATTTTTATCTATTTTCTTTTGTCTCTTTTTTCGTTTTTTCTTATTTCGACCACATGCAGCAAGTTCTTCTTTCCTGTATATGAGACTTGCAAATCCCATATTAGCTAATTTACAAAATATGTCTTCCATTAATTGATAAGTAATATTAAATTTACATTGATGTATATAATATTCTTTAAATTTTTTCCAACTATTTATTTTTAAAAATGGATCATGTTTATCTAACCATTTTTTATAGTCAATTAGAAAACATATTTCTCTATACGATAAAGTATTTAATATATCCAGATATTCTTCAAATACATTGTTCTCAATACGTTCATCCATTAAATATCCATTTTTCATGAGATTGCCAAAAAATTTTACTTTATCGTTAGTTGCAAGTCTTCTTACTGCTTCCAATGTTTTATTAAAATTAACAATGAACTCTACATCATTTACCATTTCCGTTGTAATATTATTTGTATCTGAAAAAATTATATCTATCAGCTCTTGTTCCTTCTTTTCTTGAAATTCGTTTAATAAAACTTCTGTTGTAGAATCAATCATATCGCCTATAACTGGAATTGATTTTAACGATGATAGAAGAACTGATTGTACAATTGGATTGCCTTTTATATCTCTCAATTCGTTTACATTTTTCAAATCATTTTTGATGTCATCTATTTTATCCATAATATTTAATCTCCAAATACATTACATACTATTCCAAAATAAAGTTAAAATTCATTACAATGTATATAGCTAATTCCAACAATTCTTTTTAAATCTTCTATGTTGCAAGCCGACATATTTGATTCTTCTATATATTTTTTATTTTTTAAAACTTCGCAAGCAACTATATACCATGTTTTATCAAGATCTTCTTTATATATATGCATTCTAGTTGTACTGGTTATATTTACATATATATCATTTTGAGTAGTTATGTTAGTAATAACATTTTTAATTGTTCCCGAATATCCCATTGGTTTTCCTTTCATAGTAAAATTAAAATTTACTTGGCTTCTGGGAATCTAATTCCACCCCATTCAGAGTTCCAAATTTCAATTCTCTTTCCATTTTTAAAAGTAACAAGCATGTTTTCTCCATCAAAGGCAATCCCAGAATCTTTTAAATTTATTTTCCATTTTTCAATAAGAACTTTTGCGCCTTCAATTGCTTCTTCTTTTGTATAATCATAAAAATCAGTAATTTCTACCTTATCAACAATATCACCGAACATTTCAATCGCAATGTCTGTAATATCAATATACCATTGATCATGCTCTTGTCTTAATCTATCCTCTATATTCACATTGCTCTCCTTTTCTTAGAAATTTAGATTTCTTAGTAACATTTAATATTCAATTCTATTGGCAATCTCTTTTATCTTATCTGCATTTAATGGCGCAACTGCATCTACTAATCTACCTTTAATTTCTTTATATTCTTTCGAATATGGATCAAATCCAGATAATTGACACCAATTTTCAATTTCTGCTTCTAGTTTACTTGCTTTTTTACAAGCTTCATTTTGTTGCTTGATCTTATTCTGTATATATTTAGGTATCTCCATACAAATTTATCCTCCTTTCTACACATAAGTAAACTTAGAGTCCATTTGTCTTTTTCAACTGCATAACTAACTCCAACTCTGCAATTTCCGTTTTCAGTTTCTTCATATATAATAATGCGTTAATGGCATTATCTTCATAATTTGATTGTTCAATATTTTTCATATCAATTCTGAAATATTCTTGTTGATTTTCCAAATCTCGCTTTTTAGCAGCTAATCGCTGTTCCAATACATCATTCATATTATTCACTTCTTCCACATGAAAACTTGGTTTCATCTATTTATTCTCCATCATCTCTTCCACAAGCTGCTTCATATATGAAATCTCGGACATGTCAAATTTTTCGATTGCATTTTCTAATTCAGTTGTCACTGCATTCATTTTTGATAACGTCTCAATTACATTTTCCATATACTCATATGCCTTATCTAAATCATTCCATACTTTTTGTAATTTGTTCATCTGTATCACCTCAACATTCTAAATCCAATTTCCATTCGACACATTTATTCCTGCTTTGCCTATAGCAAGTCGTATCCAACCCTTTATTACATTTTCCAAAGTCACACGTCTTTTTATTCCCACTAAAAAATTTGCATTCGACACATTCTTGCTTCCTTTTTCTGACTGGCTTGCGTGTTGTAGATCTGCTCAATTTTTATCACCTCAATATTATATTCTCCATTATATCAGAAATGGAACTACCTTACGACAATTCTATTCCAAAGAAACTATTATTTCTCGCTTTTATTTTAGCATGTAAAATGCATACTGTCGCTATTTATTTACCAATCTTCACCCCATAATTTCTTAGTTACATTGAAGTCACTTGGCATTGTCCTACATTTTAAACATCCAAAATTCAACTTGTTAAATTCTTCCTCTGTAATTTCAGTGCCCATATCTCCTTCAACAGTCGTATCGTAATCAAGTTTTCCCTGGCATTCTGAACGAAAATACCATACTCTATAAAACTCTTTACCAGTCTTACTATTTTTTCCGCTAAACAAACAAGTAATTGTTCTTCCTGAACTAATTTCGGTTGTTACTATTTTCCCAAAATAAGGATTATACTGTCCATATGAATTGTATCCTCTCTTGATATTATTTTGTTTGTCACGTTCACTCATTTCCAATAACTGCTGCGTACCTCTTCCGTAAGAAGTGTTATACACTCTGCTACTATTCACTCCAACAGTTGAATACAACTTAACTCCATTTCTGTCCGTTGTCTCAACTCTCTTTACTCGCTCTCCATTGATATATTCATTACACAATCTGTCTGCATAATGCACATTTCCATCTTTATCAACTGTACGAGTTGTTTTCTTCATATCATAATTATCATAAGCTGCCTTTGCAGCACTTCCTGCATAAATTCCTAAAAATGCTAATAGTCCTCCGAACATAATCATCAACCACCTTTCTTATATTATCTTTTCCATTTATCCATTTCGTCTACAGACTTCTTGTTTAAGTTATTATACATATCTTGTCTCTTACGAGATTCTTCTTTTTGGCTCGCTTTCCAAGGAAGATAAATACATAAATATCCTGCGATTAAACATCCAATTAATTGTCCCATAATAACTACCTCCGTCATCTTATTTTCGTTACCATATTACTACTTTTATTATATCACTACTATTTCATTATTAATAGTATCAAATATCTCATAGAAATTCTCTTCATAGATATCATCCAGTTTATCAGCCTCTTCATATTCATTCAGAGTATATGTTGCAGCTTCCAACGAATCGAAACTATCTATGACATTTCCACCTTGTCTGTCTCTAATTTGAAACATACAATCACCTCCATTATATTATTCTCCATTAAAAAACAGACAACCTTTCGATTGTCTGTTTCAAGTCACATATTCAATTTACAGTACTACAACACGTACATTATATAGTACCATTTTCCTTCAATTTCCACACATCCCCAATCAGTACAAGGTTTATGTGTTCTGACCATTTCTCTTACCATGTCAGAATATCCGTCATCCGCACAACAATTATCCCATTCTTCACAGTATCCTTCAAGACCTTCCTCCAAATCTCTGTATATAGTCGTGCCAGTTTCAAGATACTTCTTTGCTTCTGCTTTGGTACAGTTATCTTCGAGAAGAATATCCATATCATCAGGAATGACCTCTATTCCATCTTCAACTCTCATTCCATCCGCTTTGTACTCTAAATACTCTCTAAGATCATCGACATCATTTACTTCTTCCCATTTGTCATGCATTTCTTCACCAAATATTTTAATGTCTGGTTCAAAGAAATCTTTAAGCTCATCGAAGCTCATTTCCTTAGTATATTCAGCCTTATTGTCTATGTCAAACACTCTATACTTCATAATACATACCTCCAATCATAAATCCATTATATCAATTCCAAACTCTGATTTCAAGACATTCTCAAAGTCTGGATCAAGCCCACAGTATCTCTTAATAAATTCATTGTTACTACATGGTGCAAGTTCTCGATGCACCTGTTCTCTTATATCGCCATCCATAAATATTGCAATTGCAGGCATTGCATATTTACTAATTTCCATTTCATCAACCTCCTTTACAAGCACTGTGCAAATAATATACACATTCTCTTAGGATTTGTGTATATTATTTTTTTCTTAGTTATCTTATTATACACAGTAATACTCAATTGCTTTGTGAGCAGATTCTGATTTAGTACTATCTGTTTCTCTTTTGTGTCTTTCAATAACATATCATTCATTAACACCCTCACTTTCTCTAAGAAATTTCCGTTTCATTGCCCAATTTTTATTTCGCTTCTGTCATAATTTGTCTGTATTCCAACAATTCCTTTTGGGCTTTCGCACAAAGCCCATCCAAAAGCAAGGCAATTATGTAATCTAATATCAGCCATGTCTCTATCACAGCCATAATTACTAACGAGATAATCAATTATCTCCTTATCAAATTCTTCTGGATATTTCTTCCCTATACAAAATACTTTTTCTACTTTCATATATAATCACTCCCCTATCTAATTTAATTCCTGTTTACATTCTTCTAACAAATCGTCTACGGTCATTCCATTTGTATTTCTCCACCATAATTGTAAATTATCGTCTTGTGTGTTGACTTCTGCTAAAGGATCATCGAGCATTGGAATATTTTCATTATCACTTTGCATATCCTGTACAAATGCTTTCTTTGAATCCCATTCGTATTCCACATATTTCCCATCACAATTAATAACAACTATATTCAACATAATATTTCCTCCAATCTACAGCAAATCGCCGTTTCAAAAGTTCTATTTGCCTTTATATTTCAGTGGATATTTACTAAAATCCAAATATTTCGACTCATAGATACATGGTACATATTCTCTAAAATCATCATAATACCATGCTTTCCATAAAGTTGTACCTTTTTTAGCCAACTCTCTTGTTGCTTCCTGAAATGAATCAGCTAAATCCATATGATACACTTCCATATTTTCTCTGGTACGTTCCAAAATCTTTTTTGGTACTCGTTTTATAAAATCATTTTCATCAAATACTGTTTGGCTCATATTATTTTCTCACTTCCTATTCAAATAATTTATCAGCTCTAAATAGCCGATTCATAGGTTTATTTATCCTTGCATAATTTGTAAATAATACCTCGCAATTCTTCGATCTCTGTTTCTGAAAGATATTCACTTCTGCTAGATTCAGGAATGTCATAGATGTTGCAAGTATCATTTTTAAACCAAACTTCAAAAATATAATGCCACATTCCATTATCGCAATTATATTCACAATGGATAAAATATGAATTACCATCTTTATCGACCAATTCTCCATCCCCAACGTCCAATGCAAAAGAAGTATTATCATTCCAATACGAATTACATTTAAATTTTCTTCCATTTCCCCAATCTATTTCATCAAGGACATTTTCAGTTTTTGTGTATTTCATTTTTATCACCCACTTTTTATTCAAATAATTTATCAGCTCTAAATAGCCACCGATTCATTGCTTACCACTGTGTCTTTTTTAATTTTCCATTCTTATCAAATTCCCAACACAAATTTTCAAGTTGCTCTTTAAAAGATAAATCATACCAATTTCTATTTCTATCACAGAATGACGAGGCTCTATGAGCATATAGTTTATTTTCTCTTAGCCAATGCTCCATTGTGTCTTTATCTTCAGATGGACTAACGTAGTGGAATTCTTCCCCATATCCAGTTGTGATAGTTTTAACAAAATTGGCATTTTTATCAAAAACAATAAAGATTGATTTCTGTCTCGCTTCATTCTGACTTGAAATCCCGAAGTGTTCATTGAACCAATTATCGATGAACAATTCATTTTCTTTCTTTTCAGCAGTTTGTCGTTCTGCTTTTAAATGTTCCATACTCCGCTCATAGGAGTTAATTTGAGCATATAGCTGAACAATATAATCATGTTCCTTTTGAATTTGGTTATCTATTTCTTTTACTGTTCTCATATTTTCCTCCAATCTGTCAGTAAATCATCGTTTCATTTCTCTGCTAGTATGTCATTAATGTGTTTTGTATACGAAATAATCTCATCAATCTTATATTTAATTTTCTCTGTATGTGTTTCGCCATCCTCTATTTTGTCGATAAGCTTTCCAATATAACTTGCTGTTGTACGAATGCTCTGTTGGTAGAAGGATAAGCTTTCTACCTCGTCTGATGTTAAAGTATATAATTTCTGCATATATATTTCTCCAATCCTAAAATTATCATTTCATGTCCAAATTTGCTTTAATCATTTCCATTGCGTTTTCTTTGATTTC